ACGTGTCTCTCGTATTATATTGATATGTATAAGAACCAATTCCGTAAACCATATTAGTTGAAGCAAATCCTTTGGCTTTTAATCTCTTACAAATTTCTTCACATCGTTCAGTTGTGATAGCATCTCCATAAATACTTCCAATGTGTGTATCAAGCTGCTTATATCCTTTTTCAGTAATAGTGCCGCCAAAGATATCCCAGAGAATCTCAACTACACCTTTTCGTTCATCTTCTGTCTCTCCATCAGGATCACCGCAAACGATTAGTACTGGATCACCACTATCAGGTCTAACTACAATTCTACCATCTCTACTCATAATTTCGTTCTTCAGTGGTTTAATAATCGTATCTAGTACTTCCCATAGATTCCATGTATCAGATACAATGCTTGCGAATCCAGTAGGATATACTTCAGTAATCAATCTTTTGTAAGCTTCAATTTCATTCTCTCTACCATATGTACACATTACCGAATGTTCTGTTGCTGGAATACTACAACCAACTAATTCGTTTTCAATGTTTGCATTATAGTATTGCTCAAGATAATGAATAGCTGGAATTGAATCTGTTCCAGTAAATGATAACAAGTGTCCAGCACCACTAAGCATAGCACTTTCTAAACTTCCCATTCCTCTCATCGAGAAATCGTGTCCTTGGAACTGTACTCCTGATAAATCGCCATTTGTCTCACTTGCATATTTATCAAGAATCTTTCTATACTGGTATGCAATTGTAGCACTTGTTGTAGGCTGCCATAACTGACAAGACATTAATGTTTCAAGAAAATTAGTAATCCAAAAGAACTTGGGATTAGTATTTTCGATTGTTAACATTGGAACTCTGATTGGAACTAATGTACCCTCGTCTACGGCTTTAATTCTAATAGGCAAATAACCTAGATTATGTAATTCTTCAATGTGTTTAGTATCTACGTTTTCTTTACATAAAGTATATTTAATTACTCTAGTGTATTCATTTATAACATCTTCTTTTGACTTACTAAAGAAGTTATCATTAAAGTAATCAATGAGATATTCCTTAATAAACGCTTGGAATCCAAAAGCTACAACTTCTTTGATTTCGTCTCTTCTACTAGTTCTGGGAGTCCATGTACTGAAAATCGTTTCCGTTCCTTCTGGATACTGTTCTCTGTGGCTAATCTTGTAAAAATCGCATAATAATGTTGGTGTAAAAAACTTCTTACTCATTCTCTAATCTCCTTATAATTTTAATTTGTTTTAGTGCTTCTGATAAGCATTCGTATGCTGATTTAAGTCCTGATCTATCGTCAAGTAGAATATTGTAATAAATCTTTCTACCAGTAAAAGTTATAAAGTCAATGTTTTCATTTATTTTATCAAACGGAATATCGTTTGTTGTAAGGTAGTTAGCAATTGATTCTTCTTGGTCTTTCCCACATGCGGTAAATACTACAAAGTAAGCACCGTATTTCCTGCACTCTTGTAATAGATTAATTACATCTGTATATTTCCTACCTTTTCTCCAATAATCAAACACTGTGTCATCATAATCATAGGCTACGATAATCTTTCTGTATTTAACCCATTCATCCACTAATCTATCTATTGCGTTATTGTTGTCTAAATAGTAATCCATATTATCTCCTATAATTTATGTAATTTCGGATGATTGAAATTCTGTAAAATACTATCAGTTGTATATACTTTATCAATTAGATCAGTGTTTAAAACTCCTCCGTCATATATTGAATTTTCGCAATGAGATACATACAATAGTACTTTACTTGCTCCTACATTCTTAATCTCTTTTGCTGAAGCTAAGAACGTGCCGCCTTTTGAACAAAGATCATCAATTATTAATACTGTTTTGTCATTTAAGTCTGGCGCATCTACTAACTCAAACTTAATAATCTCACCTGTCTGTAGATTACGTTTCTTATTACCAAAGAAATATTGCGTATCAAGTGGCAGCTTTAACATTTCAGAATATCTTTTCATTGCTCCGGCATCAGGATAAAAAACATAGTCTATATTTTCTTGCATGAATATGTAATAAATATTGTTAAATACATTAAACTCATGGTTTCTGTTTAATAATGCTTTAGTTATATTTGAATGAGTATCAAACACATATACTTTGTCAAACTTTAATTCATTGATAGTCTGGCAGAAATACTTTAAGCTAAACATAAATCCTTCAATCTCTCTGTCCATTCTTGAATAAGGAACATACATCATATGTAATTCTTTTGTTGATCTTGGATAGATATCGTCAAGATATCTTTTATACATAATCAATGTAAAAATATCGTTATCACCTTCGTATGTAAGTTCAAATTTAAAATAAGCACTAGTATCAACCGATTTTAATATTCGCTCATTGTTTGGAAAACATGTATTACCAACTAATTCTCCATTTATTTTTAACAATTCATTTTACCTCTCTTATAGTTTAATATATAACATCAAAGACTTGTTTGGTTGTTAATTTAGATCAATATCCTCAACCGCTGCTCTGTCCTCAAGAAATGAAGCATATAAGTCCATAGCTCTAAACTGAGCATTTAACAAATCATAACTACATGACGGAATAAATGGCAAAGTTCCTTCTTTGTATTTCTTCAACATTGCACTTAATCCACTCATTCTAATCTTTAATTGTAAATACTCTGCTCTAAATCTTTCCTTGTAATCTACACTATTCATCATTTCTACTGTTTCATTTAAGTTCATATAATCCTCTTTCTCCTTTTAATTTTAATTTATTCCAGTTCTGTGTTCCCAGTTATATTTTAAATCACATGGTTCTTTTAATACTGCGCTGACAAATTGTATTAATATAGATTCTGCTTCTAGTACATCGCTAAATTCTTCTTTATAACCTTCTTCTCCAATGTTCTCGTCAAAATCTTGTTTAATTCTTTGTAGAGCTTCTCTGATATCCATTGCCATCTCCTTCCTAAAGAACATCAAACACCTGATTGATGTTATTTTCCAAAATAAAGCCACCATCTATAATTACTGATATTAATTTGTTTTTCTTTTAGGCTTTTAATCTTATTGTTATTTTCAACGTAAATAACTAATTGTTGCTCTACTAACGTATCTGCTTTTAACTCAGGATAAAGAGATACTAGTGTAATACTACTTTCACCCTTCAAATCACCATATGTATCAGATTCATAATTCATATACTTTTGTACTAATAAATCCATACTTTCTTCAATGTTGGTATTTTCTTCTTGATACATTTCAATTTTAGCTTGAATTGTTCTTCCGTTAATAACTAATCCTCCAAAAATTGAAGTTATAACTAATCCAATTAGAAATCCTACTACAAGAATACCGCAACCATCTTCATCCCAATCTCTTGTAAAACCCACGATAACAAAAAATAAAAATACTACAGTTAATAATAATGCCATTTTTTCTCCTTTTCATTGTTTAATATTGTTCACTTTAACCACCAAATATCACATTGATTCTATATTATTTAGCAATTCATTAATTTCCTTCTCATTATATCCATCGGCTAGTTTACTTCTAATGATTGCTAGTACATCATAAATGGCTTTAGTATATTTATTTCTGTAGAATTCTTCATTAAAATTTTCATTAGTTACATAACGACTTAGAGTAATGTCAATATAATCTCCTCCGTATTTATGATAATCTGATAAATAAGTATAACTATTGCATTTATCTTTTGTTTTATAAACTCTATAACTCAAATCCTCTTTTCCATTATCATAAACCTTCATTTGAACATGAACGTTGTGTAACTTTTCAAAACTAACATTATCATCAGTTTCATATTCTTCTACATCGTTTGAATCTTCCAACCATTCTGCGTATTCTTCTGCTTTCTCTTTGTTTGTAAAAACTTTATCAATTCCATAGTCAGAATAGCTTCCTGTTGTTACTACATAAACTTTCATCTAATTTCTCCTTTCAAAAAATAACATAAACCCTCTATTCTATTCATCTTTTTTATACTTGAAACACAATGGACAATACTTATCTCCTAAGCATCCAAACCCAGTCAGGCAACATCCATATTCAGAATATCCCGTATCATATTCATAATATGTGGTATGTATGTATTCGCAACTTTCCCAATCTTGAATGATTTCTTCCATAGGTTATTCCTTCTTATCGGTAATACATTTAATACTATTATTAAGCTGCACAAAGGTATCGTTTTTCATAAGTACATTAAACACTGTCTCGGAAAGCATATTTTTAGTTACACTTGTAAATGTATCATTAATTTTTTGATTAATTTCTTTCTTTGTATCATCTATGAATTTAGTTAGTTCCTTCCTTACAATTTCTTCAGGATTAAATGATCTCTTAATAAATTCTTCAAATGAAATGCTTTCATAACTATCATTGTATCTGTCGTTCTTCTTGACTTTTAATGATTTTGATGAAAGAACGTCAGCTAACTCTTTTCTTATGTATTGTTCAACTGTATATGTCTGAGCTTCTTCTTTAGAGTAAAATCCTCCACCAACTGTAATAACTGCTTTTTCTATGTATTCCTTTACAAACTCATTCATTTTCATTTGCACGATTTCATCTACTACACCTTTTGTTTCCTTTTCAATAGTTTTATTTATTGTTTTATTAACTTCGTCTTTAATAACCGTTTCAATATTTTTGCTCATAGCTTCTTGAATTAATAATTCAAGATTATTCATTTCAATATTTACTTTCATCTATTTTCTCCTTTCATCTAATAAAATACCTCTTCTATAAAATCTCATCCGCAATTCCTAATTTAACCGCTTCATCGGCATATAAATACCAATCAAGTTTCTTTTCTCTCACTTCAACTAATCTTTCTTTGGCAATCTTTGTCTTTGACAAAATATAATTATCAATCATTACTTGTGTATCTTCTACATTCTTAATAGTTTCAATCATATCTTGAATTTTTCCTCTAGTTCCACCGGAGCATGTATGTATCATGACTTCTGTGTTTTTATAGATATATCTTTTCTTTCCACTAATAAATAATGGAACAGCGGCACTAGCTATGTTACCTATTGCATATGTATTAATTGGTGTTTTACTACTTTCTATTAAATCAATCATCCCAAACATATCAGTCACGGTTCCACCATTAGACTTAATAAATAGTTTAATATCTTCTCTCTTGTATTCTTTCTGTTTTTCGTCTTCTTGATCATCATATTGAATTAAATTGAGAAGGTGATTGATAACTTCTCCGGCAGATTCTTGTGTTATTACACCTGATAAAAATACTATTCTTCCTTGTCGATATACCCTATCTTCCATTCTTCACCTCAATTATTTTGATTTAATAATATCAAATGTTACATTTATTTGTTAAAATAATTCATCTTCGTCTTCTGTATGAATTTCCACTAAATCATATTCATCCAATTCTTCATCTGTAATCTCTTTGACAAATATAAAATCTCTTTTTAATGGGTATGTATCATATAAATGGTTAGTTACTTCTTTTACTGTTTCTGCCTTACAAATTCCTACGGCTAATTCATTTCCAATTGAATATCCAAATAACTTTTTATTCATTGTATAATCTCCTATTCTGTCTTACTCTCAACAATAGTTACAGTACCTTCAAAAATACCCCATGAACTGTCTTGTTGGAACGTATGTGTCTCAGCTACATTTTCTTCTGTCATTGGCTTAGTTAAGTACCAAAGTGAATCATCGTCTTTCCATGTGATCATTTCTAACTTCTGATTAGCTGGTAAATCAATTGTCATATCTCCACCAAAATTCTTAGCCATTGTTTTCTCTGTACATCCTGTTAATGAAATCATTAATACTACTGTTAATATTGCTGTAATTACTTTCTTCTTCATTTCTTTCATTCTCCTTTATTGCTTTATACTTTATACGTTAGAATTCGTATTTGATTTTATAAATAACTACTCACCATATCCCAAAATGTGTTATTCTTATTGTACTCAGCATTGGCTATTGCTAATAATTCTTGTTTTGTATAAACAGTACCACACCACGATGTTTCATCAAAATCATAACAACTACAGTGTCCACCTTCTAAAACTAAGTATTCATCCCACTTGTCAAGTCCTTCAATATTGTTTAATACCATTATTCTATTCATTTCATAATCAGGTTCACTTGTCCATGCGAATACAATATTGTGTGGTTTAATAACCATATTATTAATATTCTCTTCACTAAAATTTCTCATATTCTCTCCTTTCAAATTTTACTATCAATACTTAGTTTTATATTGTTTCTATAATAATCTTAATTGTTTATAAACTTTCCTTATTTTTGGATTTTCAATTACATATTTGCCATAATCATTAAATCCTTTGATGAATTTATTAGCTTGTTCTTCAGTATTAAATCTTTGTACTTGATTTAATTTTATTGTATATTGAAACACTCTTGGGAAAGTTCTACTAATATACTTTCTAACACCATCTCTATCTGCTACAATAACAAAGAAACTATTTATATTTTCTGTTTGTAATATTTTGTTATTATCCATAATTCCTCCTTTACACTTTAATGAATTGATTTAAAGTATTTATCCACTAACCGATTCTGCGATTGCTCTTATTTTTTCTCTAGCATAATGGCGTAAATCTTCTCTTAACTCACGGTTACTCATAATCTGTTTAATATCATTCGAGTATTCAGTAAGCAACTTATTTGCAATTTTATCAGCCATTTCATTTTCAAGATTTTCTTTTAGTCTTAATTTAATCTTTTCTAAATCTAATGACTGATACACTTCTTTAATTAAAGTGCTAGGTAATGGAATTCTGTCACCATATGCCACAGAAACTAATTCCTGTTTTGAAATATCTGTAATAATTTTCTTCTGTATTAAATCAACTAACTTTTCATCAAAATTTTCCATACTATCTCCTTTTCTTTTTTCACACCAATATCACAATTGATGTGGTTATTTATACATGTTTCCATATCCTTCACAATAAATCTCTTCTGTGTCTTCTTTTACTATTTTACCTTTTGCTATCAACCAATAATAATAGTGATATTCATCTTCTTCATACTGAAAATCGATTCTACCTTCTGCATTCGGAAAGAAGTTTAATAAATATTTAATCCACTGTTCAGCGTCGCTATCATAATTCTTTAATTCAGTACCAAAGAAAATATATACGCTACCGTTACCGCCTCTGTGTGCATATGTATCATAACATACCCATCTCCTATCCGATTTAATAGTAGTATCTCTTTGAAATCCTTCTTGTGCAGATAACAACTTTCTTTCGATCTCTTCAAAATTCTTACCTTCATAATCTCCTATGCTGTCTATGTTTAGCCAACCTCTTACCTGAGTATACATTCCCATTGTTTTTATATTCCTTTCTTTATATTTTTTCATACCAAATTCCAGATTGATGTTATTATTTAGTTAAACATTCTTTTAAAAACTCTTTCTAATCTTTCTCTGTTTGCAATTTCGCTTTGACACAATAGAATAATTCCATTTAAGTATTCATCAGGTAATTCTGAAATGTCTATTTCTTCATCATTCTTATAAAACTCAATTTTATATTCGTCCATAACTCTCCTTTTTTAACGTGAAATACACGATCTTTATTGCTTAACTATGTTTTCATAACTCTCTAACTGTTTAAATAAATTATCTACACCTTCTTCTGAGTCGTCTGCTATTTGTATGGCAATTAAGTTTCCTGCTGATCCATTGTTGATTATACACAAACTATATTTTGTTCCAGATATATATTTGTCTTCAAAAATCTCAAAACTGACACACTTATTATTAATAGTTTGTGAGTGATAGATGTAATGTGTTCCACTCAAAGTATCAAAACTATGACTTAATTCATAACTTAACCGCAACCAATCAAAATACTCTTCTCTGTGTCTTTCTATTATATCATCCATACTACTTCTCCTTTCAAATTATCAAACCAATTCAGTCTTCTTTGTGATTATTTATTATCTAATATTTTAGTTGCTTCCTTTAATAGCATTAGCACTTTCTGCTTATTATCGTATGTAATATCGACTTCAAACATATTGTCATTGATATCAATTATAATTCCTCTAACTAGTTCTGCTATATTTTCTCCAGTATTGTACTTCTTAAATATAATTCCATCATTCTCCGTGAATATTTCCAATGGATCACCTTCATGTATTCCCATAGTTCTTCTAATTTCCTTTGGTATAGCTACCCTTCCTAAATCATCGATTCTCCTAATAATTCCAGTTGTTTTCATTTCGTTCTCCTTTTTTCTTGTTTTCTGTTTTATATTTACTACGTTCACTGTTTCTATGTAATTTCTTCTCTGTTACAATAAGTATTATATCACCTCTACAAATCATTGTCAATAGTTTTATATATATTATCTTAAAAATATTTTATTGTTGATTCCCACTTATTTTGATATACTATAATCAAAGGAGTTGATACTACTATGGGAGCATTTGGCAACTATCCCAATCCTAAGAAAGAACAAATCGATTTCGATAAACTTAAAGTCGTTCCAGTTAGAGCAATATTCTCTTCTGAAGGTAAAATGCGACCTACTCATTTCGGTTTTATTGATTCTGAAGGATTACAACATACCATTAAAATTGATGCTATTAAATCATTCACTAATAAAGGTAATATAATATCATACTGCTGTTTCTGTACTAATTATGGTAGGCAGCACGAAGTCATTCTTGATTATTATGTACGAGAGTCACGCTGGGTGTTAAGGTAAATATATATTATCTAATGCCAAGTTTTCTTTTCATTCCATTAATTCTCATATTTACTTTAGCAATTTCATCTTTGGCATAATCCAGTACTTCATACTCAAAACCATCTTTCTTATTCGAATGCGATAAATAATTGATTGCATTATCTAATCTATATCTTTGGTTGCATAACTTGAAATATTTTAATACTTGATCATCCATTATTTAATACTCCTTTCTTTTCTTTCTAATCGAATTGCAGATTTATTAGTTTTTGCAATCATATATTCAACCATTTCATAATATAATTAAATATTAAAATACGGGTGGTGATTGCAATATGTCAATTATTCTTTTTCAAGCTTATATAGTTAGCGTATTATTTTCAACTTTAGCAGTATTTTATGTCAAACATAAAATGTTCAAAGAATTAAAAGCGATTTATTCTAAAGAGAAAGTTAATACTGCACGGGATAAATTATATGATAAAAATGGTTTGATGGTCACAATATGTACTCTATTACTTCCATTGTTTAATATATTCATAGTAGTTCAAATCTTTAGCACATATGATACGATTAAAGAACAAATTATAAATCAAATAGATTAGCTCATTAAAGTGCATTGTATATCATAATGCACTTTTATCTCTTTGTAGAATACTCTTGCCTAACACAAAATACTAAGAAGTATATTTTCGGATACTTTTTCAAGTTTGTTATAATCAATTTCTAAATCATTTCCAATGTGCCTTTGTTCTGACAATACAATTAACTTAGCAACATCAGATTCATTAATAGTAAAATAAGTCATTAAAATTCTTATCATATCGTCAAGTGTATTACACATATTACGGCATTCATATTTATAAACACTTGAATACATTTCTCCATATTCATCTTTATTTTCATCGTATATGGCGTCAAAAATATCATCTAAATACTGATTCATATATTCCACCTCCTAACTTTGCAATAGAATGTACCTTTGTTGTTATTGTTCTTCATACATAATTATCTTTATAGTGATACTTTCGGTAATTTTGCGAACAATCCAACTCTCTCAGTCACTTCTTCTGTTCCATATCCATGATGATTTGCTACATAAAACCTTGAATTGTTATACCAAGCCTTTTCAAATCCATAACTAGAAACCCAATCCGCATAGTCCAATTCACCGTCTTCACATTCTTTCCAATTCTTAGGCTTTAGCACAACTAGATACCATCCAAAGTTGATTATTGGATTACTATATTTAAATTCTTCCCATTCTATTAGTGTTGTTTTCATGTTACATTCTCCTTATCGTAATCTTAAATTCCAATTCTCTGAAAATCCGTAACAATGTTTAGATTCGTAATTGTTATTAGCTATATAAAATTCTCTCATTGTTTCTAAATTGTCACCATCTTTTGACCATACAACTTTATCGCCACTCATTACTATATTAACTTCATTTTCTTTTAGTTCTTTCAATTTCCAAACCGTTAAGTCATGATTAGCAAAGCTCCGATTAGAACATCCATGATGTGCAATTACAGTTCTATCTTCTAGTACCAAATCATAACGTCCAGCCCCATCAAATAATGAACTGTTGTTACACAATATATAAGCAATTTTCATAATATCTCCTTTCGTCCAATAAATCTTTCATTTGGTTGTATATTGCTTCGGTAACGGCATCCACGCTGTTACATATTCATCTTTACTAGCCAACAAATCCCAATCATCATAAAAGACACCCTCTTCTGGATCATACCATTCAATAACCGTCATATCTTCGTGTTTTGATGTAACTAATACAGCTACTCTATTAAATCCTTCGTCAGTCTTTTCTTGTGGTATAATGGGTAATTGTTCATATACTGGTATCCATCCGTTATGTAATTGCTGCTCATATGCCGATATTGCTCTTCTGAATGCATGTAGTGCTGTCATATCTTTTGAAAAGAAATAAGGTTCTGATTCATAATACTTTAATATTTCTAGGTCTTTTTCAATCTCTTGTTTATTCATCCTTGATAGCTCCTTTTACAATAGATATAGTTTCTATAATCCCACAATTTGACTCTATAATACATCCTTTACATTTAAGACCACATGCACATTTTTCTTTTACATTTTCTTTTATCTGCTCAACAACCTTATCTACATCATAGACTGTAGGCTCATAATCAAGCATTTCTTTCAAGTCAGTTGTATCATATATACTATGTTCATTTCTTTTTAACATAGCGTCAGCATCAATTAGCCTCACTCTACACCTCTCTTTCTGAACATCACAACAATCGGACATTCTATATTATTTTTCTTCATGTAGAAACTTCTGACCGCATCGACCGCAATAATTATAGTTGTGTTCCTCATAACACCACTGACCGCAGCTAGGGCAACTCCAGCCTTTATGTCCGTTCCACGTTTCCAATTCTACTTCTTTTGGTACTATATTGTTCCTGACAGAGCGATAATCTTTTAAGTGTTCAACTATTTGCGGAAATGTAGCTTCTTTATGTATCTTTCTAAGTCCAATTGAGCCATTGCTTAGCAACATTAGTACTTTAATTTCATTTGATAATTGCTTCTCCATTTTAATTTCCTTTTCTCCTTTCTAATGGAATCCAAATTCTAAGTGATTATTCACCGTATTTTCTTTCTATGTAATACAATCCATTTAGATAAAATGAATATAGAATTGGTATTGCAATAATATCATCTACTATCCTATGTTGTACTTCTCCGTATGGTAACAACTCTAGACCCATCCATACTAGATTAAGCATAAACAACCATACACACGCATATGTAATTGCCAAATACTTTTTATCATTCCTCATCTTCTTCACTCTCCTTATATACTTGATATATTGCATCAACAACATTTTTTAGCACTTGCTCAAACGACATATACTCTGTTGCATCTCTAACAACATCCTTATATAACTCCAAACCATAATTTATCTGTATCATGTTTAATACCATTCCAGATTTACCACAACCTCTTGAAAACACTGTAGGAGTGTGTTTCCTAATGTAATTGTCAATTTGTTTAAACGTTTTATTGTTTTCCTTTAACATTGTTCTCCTTTATTTTTGAGATAGAAACACTATTTGGTCTAACATTATGTATTACTTACTATTCTTTCTTTTCTTAATTGCATCAGATATAGCTACTATAGCACCTGATCCAATAACTCCCCAGCATACCACTTGTGCTAATTGATACCATAATCCAAAATCAGTCTGAATCATACATTTCCTCCTTCCTCAAACATCTGCTCAAATAATTCAAATGTTTTATCAGTATGGTCATTGAAAATATATATATCACATGATTCTTGCTTCTCTTCGTTATCTCTCTCGTTCTTTACTTCTACTACATTCTCATAAGTGGCTCCACATTTTGCACAACGCCACATAATTATATTCCTTTCTTTGTTTTATATTTATTTTGTTAATATTATTGATTAAATAACTCTTGATAAACCCTTGGTATATATGTCTGGTTATTGTAACTATTAATATAATTACTAATAGCATTCTTTGTGCAATCTTGAAAATTACTATCTAATATGTATTGTATTTTAGCCTTTTCTTCTTTTAGTTTTCTTCGTTTTCTACGAGAAGCCTGAAGCATCTTATACAGTTTCCACGCTTTAAACATATCTAAATCAAAAAATTCAGCAGCGTGTTCTATATCTTGTATTTCTGATTTTACTTTTAACAACTCAGAATCAATTAAAATACAGCCATATATTCTTTTAATTGTTTTATATAACCTTCCCAATCCATCATTCTCTCTAAAATATGATCTGTTAAACCATCAAATTTTTTCATATCAACTGAAGTTTCAATTTCTTGTTTCTTATCTTCTGTATATTCAATTACCTTCCAATTAAATTTTTTCATCGTTTTTGGTATTGACTTCATCACATTATCAGCCTTTTCTTTTTCAAACTTATATGCTGTTTTTATATTACCACACACCGTTATTCCAGTTTTAACATATGTAATATAATTGCTACCATCTGTTATAATATATTTCAAATTCATTCTCCTTTCTTAATCTCGCTATCAGTCTAATTTCTATTGTTTAATATTTTTATCGCTTGTTTAACATGTTTTCTTTTTAATCCAGTATCTTCGTAGGCTAAACCTTGAATCATATTACCTTCAATTACCTTGCTAGTTTTAACTAATTCTTTATCTACGAAAGACTGTAAATCATATGATTCATCATCGAGCACAACAAATCTGTCTACTATTAAATTGGTTTGATTAAGCCACTGATTTATTTCATTTTCACGTTTACCATTGTCACTACTTGGTGTAATATCAATTACATCTAAATGATATTTGTCTAGTAAATCATGTAATCTCTTCTGATCATAATACTTTTCTTCATACGGAGTATACCAATACCCATGCCTCCAAGAACTCGACATAACTATTTTTGCCCCTGTGTTTTTAACAATTTTACTAAGCCGCTTAACATATCGTTCTTTTACTTCAAATATTTTCAACGTATTTCTCATAAATCCTACAGGAATATGTAGTGCTTTAGAAATGTTTATTGCGCTATACGTCCATTTGTTATATCCATTTAAAACTCCATCGATATCAAGAAATATAACCTTCATTTATCTCCTCTCTAATTTTAACATCAACCTCATAACTTATTCGGTTTTATATCACTTGTAACACTTCATTATATACCAGCGTATGATACTCACCAAGTTTCATATCTTCATGATAGTGACCAAAATACCACTGTTTAAATTTCAAATCCTTATCCACTGTAAATAGAAAATTACTTAATTTATTGTGATTATACCAAGGACATAATTTATGTTGAATATTATCAGGAGCCGCATGAGTTATTACGTAATCAACTTCCCAATTATTCTTATCTAAATTACTTAACGCTTCTTCATATTCTTCTTCTGAAGGCATTTCACGACTCCACCATGACACATTTTCTTTTCTATGTTCTTTATCATGTGATTCTGCTCCACCCATAGTAAAGAATTTTAACCCATTAATAGTATAAACTTGACCACGCATAAGATGAATTAATGAATGATTTAATCTATGAATCTTACCACCATTCCATATTTCTACTGGCATACTATCTAGTCTATTGTGATTCTCGTGATTTCCGTCAACAAATAATGTAGTAAATTTCTTTTGTGCAATCCAGTTCTGCCACCATAGATCTTCTTTATCTCTACCACTCCAAACAAATCCAGCATCTCCACATATAATCATATAGGCATCTTTGGCTAATTGTGAATCATTAAAATTCTCCTTATTTAATTTATGTATATCTATCGGACAATGGGTATCTCCTGTTACAAATATCATCTAAATTTCTCCTTTCTATGTACTGTATCTAGTATTTTAATATTGTTAAACCACTATATCTAGTCCTAATAATAACATCAATTGCGACTTCTGTTCTATGTATCATTTCTTCAGTTCTTCGAGCTGTTTTTCATGTATTTTGATGTTTTCTCTATATTTATTGATCAGTTTTATATCTCCGTCGTCTTCTTTTAGCTTCTTAATAAGTTTTTCGTTATGCCTGATAAATGCTCTGAGCATTCTTTCATCACCGTTTCCTAATTCCTCTGTATTCAACTTGTATTCACCACCGTTCACCTCTCCTCTCTTTATCTGATATACAGATAATACCATATATAAATTCATTTGTCAACTGTGTTTTATATATATTATGTTAAGAATTTATAAAAATATTGGCAGCCAATTGCGACTGCCATTTTAGCTACTTAAATTACTTCCATTTTAATGAATCCACCGCCAGATAAAGTAATCATAATAATAGTATCTGTTATATCAACATCCTCAATTAGGCTAATTGGTAAGTCTGGTATATTATCATCACCAAACCACATTCTATCTTCTTCTATATCAGCTCTAAGCCTATGAACTATGTACTGGTGATCCGCATGTAATAACTGTGAACACCCAGTTATCAAGTACCTAACGTTGCTGTTGACAATTAAATTCATTAAAAGCTGCTCTACCACCCTCTGCGCCATCTCGTTCCTCATTCCATGTCCTCCTTAATTTTCCCATAATTATATTATCATGATACTAAGACAAATCATGTCGCTTTCTTATTAAATGTTTAGCAAAAACAAGAACATTTGTTCTATATTTATTTTACCACGTATAATCTTTAAATTCAATTATAAATACTGTGATTTTTGTGGTTTATATTTAATGTAGTGTTTAATATATTCTATATACTATGTATTTAAAGGTGGCACAAAACCACCTAAAAATATTAAAGCAAGTCAAGATAATCTTTTATTTCCATTCGTAAAAATCTAACTGTTTTTTGTGATCCAAATTCATTAATATATTTCTGTGTTTCTTCGTCATGTTTATATATTCTACTATCAACCTTATCCAGAAATACTGATTTTAAATTTATATCCCTTTTTGCATATTGTTCCTTTATATAATTAATTAATCCATTAATATATAATGTTGGTATAGAAACAAAATTATTTTCCATTTGCTCCTTTATTACTCTAACTCTTACCGCAATATACCCTTTTGAAACAGGTTCTAGTACATTTTTGTCACATGATCTTACGACATATTCACTGTCTGCGTAATTGTTCATTTTGTTTCTGTTTTCTTTTTCAATACCATCTGGAAAATACTGAGTTTGATCATTTGTTTGTATCATCAAATTTTTAAATAGTGAGTCAACTTTTAAATCTCTTCCTGAAACTAAATGTACCATATTGTTATCAAAATCCAAATCTTCTATCTTTAAATTTGCTATTTCTTCATTAGTTAATCCGCAATAAAATGCATATGAAATAAATTTATTCGATACATCAACTACTTCGTTTAGCATTTCTAAATACCGCTGTTTAGTAAAGAATTTTTGATTTAAGTCCTCTAATGGAATAATTCCATCGATTACTATATCAATCCCTCTACTATCAAACGGATTAATAATATTAGTTGTTAAATGTTCAACATTTTTACACCACTCATAGTATTTGCTTAACCTAATACATGTTGATTGTAATCTTCTTCGTGATTTTGAACCCAAACCCCTAAGAAACTCGACCGCATCTACAGGGTTAAAGTCGCATACATCCTTTTCAAATTGAGTTTCCGCTTCTTCCGTTGATGCAAATATTTTTTCGATTAATTCAACAGTCATTGGTTCATACATATCAGCGCAATATTTTAAATACCTTCTTTTTTGTGATTCGTTATACATTTTCAATTGCCTCCTTCAAAATATTATAATGTTTGTCAGATGGCGTATTGGTAAAATTCATATGGTTGGATAATAAATCAATATCAAACTTACCTACAAAATCTACAAATTCTATCTCTTTGTCATTGCAATAATTAAGAATATATAATAATATAAACCATTTTTCCTTAGTTATTTCTTGCTTATATAGATCATTGTTTTCAATATATGAGTTTATATTATTTTTAATTAATTGATATAGTTTAACAGCTTCTTGTCTATCTTCTTGTGTATATAACTTATTTGGATTAAATAATTTTGCAATTGTTTTATTTACAACATTATATTTGTTACCTGAAATCGTATTCCTTAATGCAAAATGAACATCATCATTCAATTTCTTTATTATAAAATTTACTGCATTTGTTTCATCTGATTTTTCGGTCTGTTCATTGCTTAAATGAATTTTCTTATCTTCTTCTAATATATATCTGCAAGCCTTTTGTACGTCACATATAAACAAAAAGAAGACTAGTGGTTGGTTCCAATCTGGATTTCTTAACTTAGTATTAATTGCAGCTCTTAGTCTATGATATCCGTCTATACAATCTATAACTGAATCATGTGGAATAACTATATTTCCATTTACTATCCTAGGCGGAGTATAATAATCTGGATTCACATTTAAAGCTAATACATTGCTAATATATAGTCCATTAGACATTTCGTTAAATATATCTTCACAGGCATCTTCATCAAAAGTAATAACTTGAATTTCTTCTCCACTTTTCGTTCTTAATGTCGTTAAATAACGTTGAGTTTCTGGATTGTAATTAATCTTATCTCTATTAATATAATCACTCAATAATTCATCTGGATATATTTTTATAACATACTGATCATCTTCAACTTTCATCCAATTACCAGCTTTAATAACAATATCTTTATCCTGTTTTTTTCTATCTATTGCTTGGTGATAAATTATTTTTTCATCTTCTGTAAAATATTTATTTACGTCTAATTTCTCAAAATCAAAAGTCGCACCAACTCTTTTATTTAATTCGTATAATGAATTTGTTACTTTAAACAACATATCTCTCTGCATTAACTCCAGAGGGGTTTTCCCGTTTAATATAAATGCTGCTTCGCCTACAGTTATATTGTACATGTTATACATAAGCTTTTTTGCTTTATCTGCCGATGTTTTTTTCTTATTTGCATCTGCAAGTGCTTCACGCAACACTGAACGCAAATCTGATTCATCAACTTTCATACTTATCCTCCTATAAAATATGATATATTACCATAATAATACAACAACTGTTACTTTGTCAATAACAATTGTTGTACTGTTTAATATATAATCTAATTTATATTATGCATAGCTGTACTGTTTTGTATTACGTATCATATCATATATATTTATTCCTCGTTGTGTTATAATTGCCATATCGATATGTAACATATCGTCTTCAGTCAGTGTGCCTATTTTCTCCATTAATCTGTTCTTATCAATACATCCTTCTTGCTCTACTAGTGCCATAGATGGATGTAAAAAGAATGTTGAGTCCAGCGTAACATGCACTGGTAAATTAATTTTCTTTAACTCTGTTGTAACTGGGATATATTGAATTACTGGTGAATGTTTTAATGCCATTTCGTTTGATGTTATAATTACAGGTCTAACTCCTGCTTGAATTCTACTATTCTCTAGTCTCGGCAATGAAGCCCAGTACACATCACCTCTTTTTAAAGCTAGTTCGTTTGTATTATTTGTCATAAATAATCTCTCCTTCATTTTCAACTCGAATCATCGTTATTAACGTGCATTTTTTATAATCTCCTTCTGTTTTGAATTTTTCAGTACCTAAACAAGATGTTGATCACCGTCCTTTAATTTAATGTTTTATATCTGTTCTGTAAATATAATATAGCACATTAAATTTTAAGAGTCAACACTTTTGCGTGTAAAGTTTAATATATTCTATGTTAATTTTAAAAATGGTATTATATGGTACTTTTATTTTGTATATCAAATCTTTATCTATTTATTTTCTTTCCATTTATCTTGACTATGTCACAATCTTGTACATCAAATGTCAAGTTATCATTATCACAATACCCAATAACAGTTATTTTATCTCCAGATTTAATGTTTTCAAAAATCTTTTTATCTTCAGTATCTTCCACATAGCAGTATATCTTTCCCCAAGATGAAACATTATTTATCGGGTTATCATTTATCAAAGTCAAAAAATGTCCGTCTATTGTTGTTTCGTGTGTTTTGTTCACTTCTCCAGTTATCTCCAAATACTTATCAACGTATTTATCGTTAAGTGACTCATAATCTTCATATGTGAATGCTTTGCTATATTCATTCATTATTCCACTAGCATAATAATGTTTTGCATTATCTTTAATAACTTCATCTTGTATCTGTTCTATTGTTTTTGTATCGGTATATACAACTTCGTTTGCCATCTGTTGATATTCTGTTCTATTTAATTCCTTTTGCTCTTGTAAATAATCAATTCCAGATATACTAAATGCTGTTATACTTAATGCTGACAAAGTTAACATAAACTTTGCATTGTTACTCAGAAGTGGTTTCTTATATTTTTGATTTTTGCTATTCTTGTTATTGTATTTGTTATAAGCCATATGTTCACCCCACTACTATATCCATCATTTTATCTACTACTGGACGTTTGTTATTACATATTACAAGTATTTCGTTATCTCTCAATCTTCTTACTTCATCTGGTGTCATAAGCGGCTCTGTTTTTGTTATATCGTTTTCTTTATATTTCTTTGTACCAAGCAATGTAGAAATATATTCGGCACTATCTTTTAAGCCATTGCACACAATAATAGTTTTAAATAAATCGATTAACTCTTTTCCTTCTAATTCTCCGTATACAGTGAAAAATTGATTCAAAGACTGTATTGCTGCTATGATTGACATATTGTGTTTTCTTGCTGTACTAAGTATCTTACAAATTGAATTTATAATCCCATTATTCGCCATTTCGTCGAAAAGAAAATAAGTTTCCAATCCATCATTTTCAAGCATGAAATCAAATATTTGAGTTAAAAATGTTGCTATTAGGGGTGAAAAATAATCTGCATGGTGTTCAGGAATTTGGATATATACAACACTTTCTTCTGTTCTTAATTTAGCAATATCAATATTTTCTTTTTCAAATATCTTTCTAACACTTCTATCTAAAAACAATTGTAAACAACTGTTCATTACAATGCGAATACTAGACAGTGTTTCTTGTGCTCCAACAACTTGTTTAAAAGAAAGAAATTCTATTATAGCACTCTCTACTCCACTATCTAATATTTCTTGTTGAAGTGATCTTAATATCTTTGTGGGTTTTCCATCTTTATCTTTTTCCACAACAACTGGAAGTATATTCATCGTACAGATATTTTGTATCATATCTGAAAACGTATATTTTTTAGTATGGTAATTCACTAGCATATAAGATGTAAGTAGAGGGGTAGCCATTGAAACCCAATCTTGTTGATTACTGTTCTTGTTATTTTTATTATATGCATTCATTCCATTTGTCAAAATAACATTTGCAATTTTACGTACTTCGAATTCGCTATGACAATTTTTAAGCGGATCATAACCTATTGTATTGTTACTAAATGGGTTTAATATATACTTCTTCTTGATAGGATTACAAGCTTTTTCAATTTCGCCTGAAGGATCAGTAACTATTAAACTACAATTTTTTAACCTATTTACGTTTTGCATGATAAATCTTCTACTTTTACCACTCTCACAGGGAGCAATCATACAAATGTGATTGTTACTTTGTTTAACCGATAGTCTAACATTCTTAGAAAGCGATACGCCATCACCCATTAAAGATTTTAATTCTCTCCAATCACATAACTTATTATCTGTGTTATCAAATACATTCCAAAGTGCATATGCTCCGTATGATACTAATCCGATTCCGGCTACCTGAACCACTGCGTTTAAATTACTAATTGTTTCAGCTAACATACTAACTACCTCCTATAGTTTAATATATTCTTTAATATTAGACTCTATATGGCTATCTGTTAGTATATCAGTTCCTTTAAAATATGTGTCTATTTGATACTCGAATGGTGAAATCTTAGTTACTACTTCATCATATTCACTACCTCTGTATACTTTGATGCTAAAAGTACTTATGTTATTAATCTGATAGTGTGAAGCAATTAGATTTTTCCAACCCATAGGTGATACTCCTTAATTTATAGTTTAATATTGTTTTAGTATATCCATGAGTGCTTTTCACTATCATCGAATAGTTATTTGATTAAATTATCGTTTTAAATTCGTAATTATTTTGTTAATATTATTTAATTTATAAAACCTTTTCTCTGACTCTTGTAACACTATTTTCTCTAAAATTTCAATATTCATCAAACTATCTTTTTGCTGTTTATATAGTAAAACAAAATCATTATTCAAATAATCATATAGACTATTACAAATGTTTATCAACTGATCATCTGTTAATTCACTAATATATTTTCCAATAGTATTTTCACTTTTTATGATTTCACTATCGTCTAATATCTTTCCATAAAATTTTATTTCAGCTTCTTGTCTTGCTCTTATTGCATCGGTTTTTTCAACATGTAATCCGAGTTTATAACATTTATTATTAAATCTTATTTGTGATCTCCACTTTTGTTTTGCTTGATCAAAATAAACTCCACGATAACCACTTTTATTGTTCTTTGAAATAAACTTTTTCATTTCTCTGGTTTTATTCACTTCTTTGTTTTTATCGTCTCGTGCTTTTTGCTTTCTAACTTTTTGTTTATTATTTTGATTTGATTTTCTACATTCATTAGAACAGTACTTAGATGTTTTCTTTCCTGAAAATATTTTATTACAATATATACATGTTTTTTCGTAATCACTTTTTTTATTAGATAACACTTTGTTAATGTTTCTACTTGACTCTTCATTAACAATATCATTATTGTTTATGTTTTTTACTATCTTAGACATTTCTGGATTATTCTTATACAAAGTATATAATTTTTCTTTTCTACATTTTGGGCAATATTCAGAATTAATATCTCCTTCATATACTGTATTGCATGAAATACAATTCTTTAACATTTTAAACACCATGCCTTTGCTTATATTATTATATAATATATCAGAAATTACTAAGATAATCAAATATACATTTTATTTGCTATTTAAAATATCTAATATACTTTTTGCCTTGCTATAATCAAGTGTCTTATCGTTTAGTTTGCCTATAGCTGATAGACATTCTTTGATTGTATTGCTTTCCGTTACCTTTTGAATAATTTCATCGGTTGCTTCTGATATTGAAGCACTACTCGACCACCTATCATGTTTACCCATTTCTCTTCCATACTTATCAAATTGGGAATCACTACATTCTACCTTTATTCTACCAGTCGGTGTTACTTTTGTAACAGTGGTTATTTCTTCTCTTCTATTATATGAATATCCATATTCATAATAAACCTTATCTCCTTCTTTTACATTAAGTTCTCCCATATCTTTCTCCTTTCTTTTAACATCAATTGATTCATTCATGTTATATCACTTCAAACTTACAACAAGCAAAATCAAATAGATCACCTTTTTGTTTGTCTAATACATTATCTAACGTATCTCTATCTGCAAAAACATGAATAAAATCACAGGTAACAATATAATCGCCAAAATATTTATCCTTGTTTTTCTCAATTTTATATTCGTTTCCCATCGTGAAATTTCCATTACCATTAGAATTTTTAATACATTTAATATTCAAATAACCAACTCCTTTCATTATCTCTTAAAACGTTTATTTTATAAGCTTTATTAAATCACACGCATCTACTGATGTTCCTCTGCTTTCACCATCAAATATCACCCATGTTACACCAGAAGCATAAGCACCCTGTAATACTGTTCCATCTTTATAGATTACTTTTGCATTATCAGTATATAGTCTTACTCTATTTCCTTTTCTAAGGACTTCCCAATTATCTACTTCTTTCATTACCATTCCTTTCTATATAGCATCGAATTCATGTTTCATGTTAACTCTTTTATATTTTCATAGTGTTCAGATCTCCAACCATCCAGTTCATTTGGTATATCACCCAAACACTCATGTTCAGACCAATCACACTTACAACACTCAAAACCTCTTAAACCATCTGATATTTCTGGCTTACTAGTCCTTACAGTTTTAACTGGTTTACCTGTTTTCGGATTAATATTTTTGGTTTTTGTAAATGAATACTCTTGCCAGTATCTAATATTCCCACCACATTTCGGACAAATAAATTTATTATCCATATTCCATATCCCTTTCAAATTCTCATTTTATTATCAATTTAGTGATTTAGCAACATTGTCGGCTTTATCTTTTTCATTAAAGACACAATTGCTTTCAACCCATAACAGACTTTTGCCTTTAGATAATAAAGTTCTATTGCCTTCTTCTTTTTCAAACAGCCACTTTTCAACTTTCTTTGTATCTGCATTTATAATATATCTACTATTCATAAAGCTCCTCCTTTCTGCTATATTAATTTAATTTTTAAATTACATCACGTATAACAACCAATTATTTTTTCTTTACTGAATATTCACGACATTTACCTGTATTAGTTATTCCTTTTGACATTGCATCATATGGAATTTTATCCTTTTTGATTAATTTTCTTTTTATTAATTTATTTATAAAATTTATCATTAAATTAATTCCTTTCATCATATAAAACAATATTTACTTTTACTATTAAAATAAATCATCTCCATCGTATCAAATTTAAGTTTGTTGTTATTCTTCATTCCACATTCTGTCATATTCTCTCTGTTTCTTATCAACCTGATCAAATCCATCATTAATAGCGATTTTTAGCTTGAATACTTCTTCCTCTGTAAGATCTAGGTCTAGCTTATTAACTTCTTTCATGATTATTTGTGCTTTCTCGATATTACAAAAACTCATATTAATTATCCTCCAATCACGTAAAATTGCTTTTTTAAACGGTTTTCCATTTATCACTTACTGATTTAAAATACTCATCAGAGGCATATAAACTTCCCCATCTATTTTTGATCTCTGTTTCAGGAACTTCAATAACATTTGACACATGACATCTTAAAAATGGTTGCTCATCACTTTCATTAAAAAATACTTTTACATAATTTCTATTAAAATCACGATCTTCTGTATCTGGATGTTCAAACCAAAATATTTGTGCTCCATTTTTATTTTCTTCAGTTAAAATGCAAGACTTCTTCATAACCTAATCCTCCTTATAATCTAATAAATATAGTTTTTTATTGTAACATAATTTTTTCATAATAACATTTGATATGTTACTATATAAAATCTCTCTTCTATAGTACCTTAAATCATTCTAACTTAACTTTACTCATAAACTCTTCTACAGTCAATCTTAGAGCCTCTGAGAGCTTTATAATAGTATCTACGCTGGCATTGTTGATGTTATTTACACCTTGCTCTAGCTTCTCAACTGTTTGCTTTGCTACTCCACTTTGTTCTGCATATTCATCTTGTTTGAGTCCGTACTCTTTTCTTAGTTCTTGCAATCTATTTGGATACTTCTTCACTTCATCACCTCTTAAATTGTATTTAGATCATATCCATATTTCTTTGCTATCATAGAATTATAACACGTTCCACATTCATTATTACAAGTATAACATTTCTCTGCCAATTGTTTCAATAAGTATTCTAGATCTGTTTTATCAATAACTAAATTACTATTTCCTAGTTCAACTTTTTCATGTTTTCTAAGAGTAGAAGTTTTACCAAGCTGTACATCATTATGATATTTAATTTTTCTTTCTAAATCCAAACCAACATATTTCAATGTAGTCTCTTCATTATCGTGATTTAAAATGTCCATTAGCTCACTTGTGAATCTAGCATCGTCTTGATGTGCTTCCATTTGAAACCAACAAAATGTTTTTCTTAATGTGTGACTTGCAAAATTTCTATTGATTCCACAGGCTTCGCCAGCTTCTTTAATAATATCTGAACATGTATCGACTGTTATGTTATATGTTCCGTCTTTTTTCACTTGTCTACTTTTAAATATATAATCGTCGGTATAAATATCAATATTATATTTAGAAACATATTCTGTAAAAGCAGCCTTAACGGTATCATTGAATATTAAATTCTTTATATCTCCAGTTTTCTTTTCTGTTATTATTGAAGTTCTGCCAGTACTCGCTTCTTCTTCATCAGGTAAAAGAAATTCTCCTTTTGAATTGTACACGTTACTCCATCTGAGTTCTGTTATATCAGACGCTCTTATACCTATATTGAATCCTACTATTAGTAAAAGTTTATTTCTATCCGCTGATTGTTTGTATCTTGCGTTATTAGCTTTGTTTTCATAATACTCTATTACGGCAGCTATTTCTTCTAGTGTTTTTAATGGGTATGCCTTATCACCTTTTTGTTTGCCACTTTGTTTTTTATCTGAAATAGTATACACGTTACCTTCTCTTTTAACTTTTACGTTTCTCTTATTTGATTTACTATAACTTTGATTATTAGATGCTAATGCATATCCCATATTGTCTACACTCCTTTCACTTTATAATTCCATGCTCTCGCTTCCACTTATCGCTCTTAATACTATTGTTTGGATTGTTATCTGCCTCTTCTATACGCTTGCTTAATGGCTTATAATCCATTAAAGTAACTACTAGTGCAACTATTACTATAACTAACAAAATTGCTTGCATATGAGCCTCCTACGCAGCTACGACAAAGCCTTTACGCTTCAAGTCACTAGCTATCAGTTTTAATACTTCGTCAATGTTACTAAAATCATTATTGATACAATTATCTGCTCCTACGATGTAGCATCTTCCTGTTTCTTTATCTTCTGTTACATTATATCCGGCAATGTTAGCTAACTGAAATTTCTCATACTTTTTAATCTCTGATAGTTTTATATAACTCATCTAAATCAATCCCTTTCTTCGTTTTTCTTCTTGATATGCTTCATAATCCTTTTCCCTCTGTTTAGCCTGACATATGTCTACAATCCATAAGACTAAAAAGAATAGTGGAATTAATAAAATACCTATTATTTTATACCTTCTTTCATGTAATCGAATGACTGTTTGATGTTAAAAGTGTCTTCCTTTTCTATCGATTTCAACTATCATATCATATTTTAACAACCACCATATTGGAGCTGTTACTGCCATAAATATCATTCCAAACCATACTAAAATACCTTTAATTAGTTTCATAATTTCTCATCCTTTCTATTGCTTCAAATTCCGATTTTATGTACTTTGTTCAAAACACTCTTCTTTATTTTCATTGTCCTCTTCGAGTATGTTACATATTAAAATCGTTGCTCCTAATCTTCCGTTATATCCATATTCTAATATCTCACAGTGCTTACATTCCATACAAATTTCTTCAGTCAATTCATATCACCTCTTCATATTTGACTGACCAATAAATACTATTTGCAATACTTATAGTCTGTGTTGACTTATTAGCCCTGTAATATTCTGTTTTGCCATCTGTTACAACAACATCACCATTATCATTCTTTATATCTACTTTCTTATTTTTAATCTTTAACATTTATTATACCTACTTTCTTTATTGTTTTATTTTCAATGCATCAATTAAGTATTTTAAGTTATTTGTTCATGCTACTAATGTTTATTCCTATTTGAATTAAATCATCTCTACTAAAATCAATATGTTTTATATACTCTTTATTCTTCGCTATCCAATCATAAGCAATACCCATATGTATTGTATTATCTATGTCTTCTCTAGCTTCTTCGATTGTATCAAAATGTGTAAAAAGTTTATTCATAACAAAATACCTTATATTATAACAAACAATTGCTGAAGCAATATTCACACCTTTATAATTTTCTATTACAGTCATTTTTCTCCTTTCTAAATCAAATATTATTTGATTATTTTTTACGCTCTTACCATTTTCATTCCTACTACTCTTAATGCTCTGTTTGATCCTATCTCTGCATCTGTTTCAATTAATCCAAATTGCATTAGTGTTTTAATATGTTCACATACTGTCGATGCAGATTTTAATCCAACTCCGGCAGCTATTTCTCTTGTAGTTGGCGGATAACAGTGTTCTTCTATGTATTGTTTAATGAACTCTAATATCCTTTCCCTTGGTGTTCTGTCGTCTATATATGTTATTGTTTTCATAGTTTAATTCCTTTCTATTTGTTTTATATTTTGTTTATATAACATAAATGAATTGATTGATGTTATAGTTTAATATACTTTACTTATTTTAAATCCAAATCTTGCACAAATAGTATCAATTGTTTCATCTGATACCCTATCGTGTCTTATGGAAAGCAGTATTTCTGTTCCGCTAACTGTCCTTTGACCAATAACCAAATCGTTATCATATTTGTTACACTTTAAGATATATTTGTAATCATTCTCTACATACCCTATTTGATCATATTGAGCTACTTTTATTTCCTTTGTCATAATAAAAACTCCTTTCATTTTAGCATCAATCTACTCTTTGCTTTGAATACTTATATCATTGTATCTAGTAATTCTTTTAACTCCTCTAATTCGGATAAAGCACCCTGTTTTCTATATTCATCAATTTCTGTATATGTATCAGTTTTAGTTATCATATTAATTCTTTCAACTACTAACCGATATATCTTTAATAACTCTTCGTTCACTCTCACACCTCCTTATTTGCCTTTCTAGGCTATTAATTGTTAATTGATTACTTACTTCAATCCATCGTCTGATTTTGCATCCTAGAACCTATAACAATGTTATGTTATTACTCTGGCGATGGTGTGGAAAACTTTATTCAGCTTAATATTCTTCCTTTTAAAATATCACATATCATTTCAATTGTTTTTAACTTTTCAATGTTACAATCCATTTCATATCGATGGTTACTTATCTTTTTTATTACAGTAACTTATCATATAAGCCAACTCTTTAATTTGGTTAGCTTGAGCTGCTATTTGTTCAAAATCTGAATTCTGAAATGCTTCATTCAATTTGTTTCTGTGATATTCTAAATCGTTTTTATATTTCTCAATATCCATACTTAAATGCCTATCCTTTCTATACATAAAATAATCATTTTATCAGTAACATATAACTCCTGCGTTTTCAATTTCATCTTCGTTAATACTTCTTACATCAAAGCTAAATGATGGTTCTGATTTTCTATCAACCATTTCAAAAGCAATCAATTTATTGCACTTAGGACAGTTTGTTAATGCTAAATGCTCACCTTTATCTTTAATATTTACAAACTGTGTTCTACCTAATCTAATAACCTCAGTATGGTTACAACACGGACATTTAAAATTACTCAATTGACCAAACATAACTTATCCTCACCTTCTTCTTATAAAATCAATATTCGATGCTATCATAATACTCTGTTGCTTCTTTCTCTGTATCAAAATTTACTGTATCAGTGCCAAGATTATTGTTGTTAATCCATGCTCCTGACAATCGAGTTAAAGTTATGACCGCAAACTTATTTCCTATTGGTAAAATGCTTACTGTTCTGTAAATTAAACAATCATTACCTTGTGATATAAATTCTTTGTATTCCATCTCAGCCCTCCAATCAATCATTATTTAATTCTACCACATTTCCATATTTTGTTCAATATGTTCTGTTGCTATCATTATAATACTACTAATATTGTATGTCAATACTCAGTTTTATATATATTATAATAAATGTAATTTTTGTTAATAACCTAGATTCATTGCTTCCCTGTGTGCTTCTTCCTTTGTATCATAGTTTCCTTCTGTTTTACCGTTTATTTTTAGTTCAATATAGTCTCTATGTGTAATATATTCTATCATATTTAAACCTCCTTATAAGCATAAAGTGTGTTGTTTAGTGGCTGTTAGCAATAATCCAATAGGGAACAATATTAATAGTAATGCGCCTCTTACCTCTGGATCGTTGAATGTGATTGATAATATAACACTAAATAACATAACTAGAATTCCTATTGACTTCTGAATTATCATGTATCTTTTTTCTTCTCTCTGTTCTTGCTGTTGTTCATATGTTGTTTTTGCTGTTCTACCATATCCTAAGTAGTATGTATTATTTCTAGTTTCAAACTTGTGTACTGTACCTTGCATTTTGTTTATCCTCCATTATTTTCTCTAAGATAATATCAATTAAATGTGATCTAGCCTCTTTCTTGTTCTGTTCTTTCTGTTCTTCTGTTAGTATGTTCATTAGTGTAAAATCCTCCTTATTTAGTTTTAAATTGGCTTATTGCCGGAATGACTACTAGCAAGATTCGGACTTGCTTTAATATCCACTATAATAGTAGTCAGTTTTATATATGTTTCACTTGAAGCATTTTAGTTTAATATATCATTCGTTGAAATATGATAACCATTGATCTACCGTAATCTCTTCTCTTGTTCCGTTTGATTCTTTGAAGTAATGACCGTCTACATGATATACTATTTCAAGCATATGTATGCTCCTTTCTGATTTAATTATTATCATTTAACTAATTTCATTAATCTTGATGCAAATTTGTTTGAACCTGTGAGGTACATCATTCTTACTTCTTTGTCTGTGGCTTTTAGTACCTGTGCAAATTGAATCTCGTTTGATCTATTGCTATTGTTCTGTGTCATTGTGTTATTCTCCTTTTTATTGTTTATTATATGTTACGATTGATATTGTTAGTTGTTACACTTTTTGATTGTTTCATAGTCTAATTGAATGATTATTTATTGCATCTGGTGTACCTCCTGATTTATTTCATCGAAACATTCTTTTATGTGATTATATACTTTCAAGTATATTGTTTAATACATCTCTCAATTGTTTTATATCATCATTGTTCATATATATTTGGCATATACTATAATCATCAATAGAATTATCATATCTTACACTTAATGTGTAACTGTTTGGTTTTCTTACATATATATTTAATGTTACGTTCTTCCAAAACTTCCCTTCAATACAATGTTGAGATGCTTCTGATTTTAAACAATGTGTTGTTTTTGTTCCGAGTACTTTTTTCTTAATATATTCCATTTTTATTACCTCCTAGAAATATTTTTTATATCCAATTGAAAAACTATAATACATAAAGCTAATAGTTATCCACGCTCGTGTTCTTCTAAACTCATTTTCTACAAATCTACTATGACGAAATGAAATATCAAATGTTTCTGGATGATGTACTGTATAAAGAATTAAATGTTTACTGTCTATTTTCATATTGTTAATTCTCCTTGTTTAATAGTTTATCAATCATATATCTTATTTCTAACAATTCTATTTCTGAAAATTCTACTAGCTTGCGTTCTTCTTTTCTTCCATCTTCAAACTCATATAGAATTGAATATGTATCGTCATAGAATGGATTACGCTTGATTGTATTGGTATACGTATTCTTTAGTAATGAAGTTGCATATCTTTTTCTTAAAGCTTTTTCTAATGACATTTAATTCCTCCTATTTGAACAATGGTGTTGAATTACCTATAACAATCATCTCTTCTAATCTATTTAATAATATTCTTGCTGGTCTTGAAGTAAAGTTACTTTTCCTTAATGTATCAAGTAATTGAATAAAATCACTATCATTACATATTTCTTTTGCTTCTTCTGATATTAACTTTACGCATTCCTCTTCGCATATTATTGAAAAACCATCAATTATCTTACCCCTATAATCACATCTTTCTTTGCAAGTTTTACAATTATGTTTCATATAGTTTTACCTTTACCTTTCTATTTGTTTAATACGTTCTATATATTTTCTCGATAAAAAACCTATTAACAAATCATCTGAATTACTACTATTACATATCTTATTTATTTCATGTATATTAGTTCTTATTATTTCTGATAATATGATAACATCTTTATTTTTAATCACAATTCCTCCATTTAAATAATAGCGTTTTATATTTAATATCTCCTATAATAGAAAGTTTGCAATAAATTCTTTTCTTTTAATTTCCATACATTTTAATTTCGTTGGATGCATATCAAAATATCTTTTTAATAATTTTTTAATGTTTTCTAATAAATAATAATCTGTATCAGCATTAGCCATTCTAAACAAAATGCTTTCTCGTAAATAAGATCCGTTTAACTCTGTTTCATATGACACTTTGTAAAGTGAATTAGCGGCACATGAACATTTTCTGATACCAATTTCGTTCTGTTCATTTCTCTTCTTGTTGGCTGCTATTATATACTGTTTCATTAATATGTTTGCTTTGCTTTCAATCTGTTCCTCTGTAAGTGTAATGTTTTCAATTGTGTTCATAATTTATTACCTCCTGTTATTGTTTTATTATTTTTTTAATTGAAACTAACATCAAATTACAACTTTATTGCATATCCCATACATACACCACTTGAAACCACATCTGGTATATAATGTTTATTCTGTTTTACATAATCTTTTAATTCTGTTACTGAATTAAAAATCATTCTTTCGTGCTTTGCTCTACAAATTTCTTTTGCTGCCTCCCAATATTCAGGGTAAGTCCGTCTAAGATTGTTCATTGATTACCTCTCTTTCATGTTTTTAACGTTGGTTATAATTCCATTCTTAAAATATAGCTGGCAGTATTCTCCGTCATAATAAATCTGTTTAGTCATGCGGTCAAAGTCTGTTTTATAATACTGCTCTGCGTGTGTTATTGGCTTATTTAGAAGTGTTTTATGTATCGGTGGTGAAATAGCAGTTTTCATTGTGAAACCTCCTTAAAATTGATCATGTTAGTTTAATATATTATATATTTAATGCTTATTCATGCACTCTATAACGTGTATAAAGTGCATAGTAAACACTAAAATATTAGAAATTAGGATTAATTTCATACATTAATTTACGACTTACTTCCTCATAAGCAAACCAAGCTAATAAATTTTGGTTAGTTTGTTCTACACACAATGGATCTTCTTTATCGAATTTATCACCGAATAATTCAGCAGGAGAATAAAGTCCTGTCTCTTCCATCATTTCATATAGTAAACCGTTAATATCTTCTTTGTGTTCTTCATAAAACTTTGTTGTGTCTGCATAATATACTAAGCTGCCAACAGTACCAGAAACACAACCGTGTTCTAAGATGTCTGATAATCTAGTCTCTAATTCCTCTTGAAAATCTACATCGTTTTCATTGCTGTTTACATCATCAAGTACATCTTCAATAACTGCCTCGTATAAATTGTTAGTCTCTTTCATTTCATTCACTCTTTCCATAATATTATTATTTTCCATAATAAAATCCTCCTATAATATAATTTATTTTTATTGGCTACTGTTTTAATACTTATTCAAGTGCATTATGTAAATTATATCTGGTATAATGCACTTAGTAAATACTAAAATCTGTTATTCTTCTTCGTCTTCTTCTATTTCTTCGCCATCTTCCTCGTCTTCTTCAATGCCTAACTCCTGTAGAATTGAATCACAATCAAACCATAAGATATCATTTAATGTTGTTTCGTCTATTCCATTAGGATATAAGTCTTCAATATATGCATCAAATTCGTCTGCTTTACCAGCTTCTATAATCTGATCTTTCGTGTTTATTGCTCCGCTCCATGCTTCAAACTCCGCTATACTCTTCTCACTGATTATCTTCATAATAAAACCCTCCTATAATTTATATTAATTTGTTCTATGTTCTTCTGTTCTGTTTACTATCTACTATCATTATAATACTAGTATGTGTTAATGTCAACGGTTTTATATATATTACATTAAAATATTTTCGACATTAAACTATCATAAAATGCACTTTTTATATTACCTTATTATATAATATTTCTGTTAGTTCTGTGTGTTTCTTACCGTGTCGCCATTCCTGAATGTGCGCTATCTCATGACATATACAATGTTCTAATGATTCAAAAGATAAATTGTATTTATTATTGAATTTTTCTTCATAACATTCGTGGATAAAGAAATTATCTATTGTAATAAAAAGATCGTTATTATCATGTAATGATTTATAGCAAATTCCATAAGCTTCTTTTTCTTTTCCCTTTAAAGTCTCATGATTACGATTTACTATTTCAATATCAATGTTTAATTTTTCTTTTATATGATTTACTGTATTATAAAAGTAGTTCAATTCATTTTGTGTTAATTCTAATTTATTGTCATATAAATCAGTGTAGATATTTGAAAATGTCATATATCCTCCTATCAAATAATTGATTAATTTGTTATTTACCCCCAATTAAAGGTTAATTGTGGAAATGCCTTTTCTAATAATACAGAATCTTTACAAGAATAATCTCCAATTGTTTTTCCATCTTTATATATATTCCCTCTGTATTCGCAACCGTTTGGATAAAAAAGAACGTCTATTCTATCAGCTTCTTTTTGATTGTCTCCGTACCACATATCAACATTTACTTTATTCTTGTTACTCATTATTTACATTCTTTCTACCTTGCATCAATCAAGGATTTGATCTGCTATTATTTATTATTAAAATTTACACTAACTATATTGCTTCCAGATATTCTTTTTTGATATTCTTCTTCTGTTATAGCTAAACTACAACCAATACTTACTTTAAAATCGGCACACCGTTTAGGTGATTTACAATTGACTGTGCAATATCCAAATTTACACTTTCTCATTCTCAATACCTCCACCATTTAACCTTGTTTCTATTAGTTTTATTTCTTTGTCTATGCGGACTTGGAACGCTTTGACTAGTCGCATTATAGCGGAAGTTGATCCGCTATCCTCTGCTATTATTTCATTTCATGAATTAAAGTTCTGAAATGATAACATTGTATGTTATAACCGCCTGCACCAATTGTATTAACGTTTGCTTTTCCTCTATCTCCTATAATATAGCCGTTCAAGTTTCCGTTTGCATCTACTGACAAATAACTTGCATCGGTAATAGTTCCGACTATTTCATTGGTTTTTTCTATGATATAATCATATTTGCGGTTATATTCTTCTTTTAAATCGTTCTGCATTGTTTCGTGCCATTCTTTTGAGCCGTGGTCAAATTGTGTAACATGTCTCCATGATTTAGTAAAACTGACTCTATATTCTTTATGAGTTTTTTCTACTGCTTTTCTTTCTTCTATTGTAGTATTATGTCGTTGTGAATTATACCAATTGCAGTAATCTCTATCGTTCTGATAATAATCTTGTAATGCTATATTATATCTTTTCTTTTCTTCCGTATAAAATTCAATATTCCTTTGCAACCATGCATCTAAAAATTGAGTTATTGCTAATACATTACGGCTATTTGCCTTTTCGTTTGCCTTTTGCAAATCAGATTGTAATTCATTAAGCTGCTTTATAGCATAAGTCAACTCTCTTTCTGTTTTACTTAATTCATATTCATCATAGTAATAAGGGTTAACTGTCCAATTGGATTGTTTTGCTTTTTGGATTCTCTCAAGCTTCTTGTTTAGTTTGTCAATTTCTTTTTGCTTGCCTTGGATGCGTTTAGTTATAAAATCTATACTTGCCATTGCTTGACCTCCTCATATTGGTTTTATTACCGTAGTAGACAGTGAAGATTCGGACTTCATATCCCTGTTAAAACTGCCTATCAAATCTTAATTTTATTGTTTAATATATTGCTTCTACTATTTGATTCCTTATAATTTTTAAGTCCTCTATTGTTTGTCGCATTAAAACTCTTTCCATTAATGTATAAGACATATACCAAGTAACATTACCTAAAGCTATATTTATTTTCTTTCCATATTCATTATTATTTTCATCATTCCATTTTAATACAGTCAAGATGTCATTTACTAATTCTTTTTTTGTTACTTTTTTCATGTTCTACACCCCCAAATTATATAACCAAATGTTAGATTTATAAGTTACTTCTTTATTACTGTTTGTTTATCTCCTTGATGTAAAATAATTACCTCTTGTGATTCTTATATCTTTCTTACGTTTGAATGCTCTTGTATGATCTCGTTGTTTTCTTTGATTGCTACTTTTGTTTTAGTTGCGTTTGAATAATCCCATGATTTCATGGTGGATACCTCCTATTTTGCTAGTTTTGGACTATACCTATATACCGTGATACACTTTGTTTTCAAAAAGTAGTGTCTATTATATTTCATTATTTGTTACCTCCTTGATATTTTAATTGTTAATAGTTACAATGTAAATATGTAAAGCTGTAATCCTATGTTAGCAATTACAGCTTTAAGAAATACATTCTAATTATTTAATTTTTTACTAACCATTGATAACAAAGACAAGTCAATTTGTTAAAGTGGTTTATGCTATTCTGTTTTATATATCTTGAATCAGATATAACCTAAATTGGAGTCTCACCATATAGGCAATGCAGCATAACGCATGATCAACTTTGATAAACGAGAGTTTAATTACTCGTATCCACTAGTAGTCGATTGCACTCGGTAGAATCTAGCCACCACTATAAATGGGATTGGAAGTATTAAGTTGTTGTTACTAATGGACTTGTGAGACTTTGCACTCATACCATGCACGCTTGACGTGTAGCCCTTAATTGTTTTATATTATTTTTCATATTCCATTCTTTTTGCTATAAAAAGAAAATATTCTGTTGTATCAAAACCGTATTCGTCACAAAATTCATCGTATAATTCAGCATTGCATGGATAAATAGGACTGTCAAAAATAGAATCATTGTCGTATATATCTTCTCTACTTTTAATACCAAGTCTTTTAGCTTCTATAATTGATATTTCAATGGCTTTTTCATAGCTTACTTCTTTTATATAATTTTCTTTTATATGTTTTTCACCTAATGTCATTTTGTAACCTCCTTTAAAAATATCGTTTTTTATTTATATTATATCACACTATCATTATAATACCATTGACATTTTGCACAATGTTTTATATATATTATGTTAGATATTACAAAAGATATTGATTAGGTGAGATTTATTGGTTATATGTGATAGTTTTATATGTGATATAGTTGACTTGATTATGCAGCTTTACTACACAATATATAGTATATTATTAAGATATAATGATATATTTACTACTATATATTGTAGTATTATTGTCTGATAATATAGATTATATTCGAGTATATCTGATAAGTTAGATAACTTTGATTTAGGTATTAGAGTATGGATGATTAAATAAATAGATATATGAGGCATATACGAGGTTAAGAATGGATAACCGGATTGTGATTGGCTATTGATTGAGTGAGTGTGATAATATTGTGATTGATGGATTGATAGTCTAATACTATTGCTCATGGTGATTGGATCAGATTAATGCATAGTTGGATTGTATGATATATAACATAGTGAATTAGTATAATTTAATACATAGTATGGTGATAGGTTATGATAGTATAGTGAATTGGTATGTGAAGATATCCTAGTTGGTGAGTATGGTTAGATATATTCCAGTTTGATTATGATATAATTATTGGAATATTATAGATAGTGTGTAATTAATATAGTATACTATTGTAGTATATAATGTATGTGATGGTATGGATTGACTAGGACTTAGTTGAGTAGAATGATGGTTATTTATGCATGATTATGAATATTGATTCACTAAATTTATATACTAAATAGTTACTAAATCACATACTAATTTAGTTGTTGAATTTAGTTAATGTAAGATATATATTGCATTTGCGAACTGACAATATAGATATGCTAATTATCGTTATTTCTGGTATGGTCAGATACAATTATATAATATGTAGAGCTAACTTGACATTTCATTACTCTTCTGCTGTCATTCTCACTTTAGGAAAAGTACAGAATACGAAAGTGACTATTGAAAAGCCTTGAAATAAGCCTATCTCAGGCATAGGGGGCATAGTTTACATTTCATATCGGTTTACTATGCATTGAATAGTGCCTATCTGTTCCACTCACACGTAACTCACATTTTTCGAATCGATTACCTATTTTTACACCAATTTAGTTCGACAGTGAGTTCGAGAGAATGCCCTATTTAAGCCACTTTCAGCCATTTTGAAAATGTATAAAAATGCACTTTTTGACTCAAAAATCGCTACACCTAGCATAAATAAAGGCTTCGTCGAATGAGGGTATATTTTTAACATAAATCCAATATTCTCTCCCACTAATCCCAATCAAATCCAACCATTCTCACACTCATCAAACCATTATATTTCCTACCTTTTCTCCCACTTTTCACTCACCATTCAAACCTCATATTTACCCACTCACCGAAGTATATGTATAATCAATCATCAATCTGGTATCACCTGATCAATTTATTTAAATCTCAACCACATCCCATCTACTACAATACCATCTACGCTTTCCAGAATCAAATTTAAGACACTAAATCAACTCACTTGATAAAATATTCACCTAACAAATAAAATCGTCTTAAAACGTCTTCTATGAATAATAATTTAATATATATTATGTTAATATTCTAACTCAATCAAATCTATCAATAAAACTACTCAAATTTATAATCTCATCCAAACTCTCACTTCCCACCACATCTACAATCAATTCTAAGCCGTCTATAATGCTCTAGGAGCCTCTAAAACTATTCAGACGATAAATAACATACCTAAAGAAAAATAACGTCTTAAAATCGATTCTATGCATTATAGTTTTATATATACTATCATAACTTAATCACATCAGCTCTCACTAACCAAATCACTATTTATTACATTTGGATTGTTTATTTTACAAGCCAAATAAATCATTTTCTATTCAATTATCAAATCCACACCTATCTCACTCAACTATTATTCATTTTAATACGTCTATTAGCCTCTCAGAGCCACTCAAATACATTTTAGGATAACTAATATACCTATAAAAATTTAATGCCTTAAAACATTCTCCAGAGAATACTTTTTTAATAAATAAAAATGGCATCCCCTATTTCTAGTAGACACCATTAAAAATTTGAAAATTATTCCACTTATGCTACTTATCTCCACGCTCTAAAACGACCATACAGAAGCTAAATCTCTTTTAAGGTAATCTAATATCACTTTTAAAATTACTGTCTTAAATCGCATTATACAAGCTTACAACTATATCTTAAATTTTATACATCTAAATATCAATTATTATTTCACATAAATTTTCCATAATATAACTCAATATCCATCTTATTGATTCTTCTTTGTTTTTCGCTTCAATCTTCATTCTATTTCAGTAAAAATAAAAAACAAAAGGGAAAAAGGAGAGAAAGGGAGATGAAGAGTATAATTAGTACGTAAAGGATTAAATATTATATATCAATATATGAATATACTAGGTTTCAACCTACATAGACAACCAATCTGAATTACTATCAATTATAACCCTATTAGATATATTATTAGATACCTTATTGGAAGTCCTATAAATATAATCAACCAGCTTATCCACTTGGACAATACATTTACTCTTTGGCACATTACTATTACCCACAAACACAACTATATTTACAGTTTTATATCCGCTATAATATCTTTTAACCACAGTACAATGATATCTATTCTGCTTTATCGGATTCTTATAGTATCTAACCTTACCACCTTTATCCTGAGTCCAATATTCATCATCCCATCTCCCACTTATCTTACCAGCCCAATATTTTGTTTCAATCACATAACATATCATCTCTTCATGATCAATTACCAGATGGTCTATCTGTGTTCTGCCAAAGTAAACATTGTGTTCAACAACAAAATCACCATCTAATTCATTTAATCTCTTAGCTACTACACTCTCACCTTTATCTCCAGTAGACTTTCTTCTCCTATAATCCTTCTTCTTATGCATATCATCAATGAATACAATTATAACAATCAGTAATAATCCTATTCCTAGCTCAAATCCCACACATATCACCTCATTGCTAGTATGTCTCAAGAAATATTAATTATTCACAATATGATACAAGCATTTTGACAGTTTCAGTACTTTTCGTGAAAAACAGGTAACTTACAGGAAAACCTATCATAGATTAGACTATAAATCATAACTACCACAGTATTTCATCAGTAACTTTCGTGAAATATCAGGTAAGGGGGCATTATTTACATGGGCAGAATTAAAGGATTAGATCACGGGTACTTATACACAAAAGACAATGAGATGAGAATATTCCGTTCAGCTTACACTAGAGAAACAGTATCATTAGGAGCTTCAGCATTAATTACTATTGATGGTGTAGACTACTCAGTTGGAGCCGGAGAAAGAAATGTACAGTTTGATAAGAGCGACAGCGAGATAAACAAAGTTACAACACTAACCAATCTGGCAATGACAGGTAGTGATGATTACTATCTAGTTGTTGGATTACCAATTGCACAATACAAATCACAGAAAGATAAATTTAAGAAAATGATATTAGGATACAATGGATCAGAAGTTATATACAGAGGCAAACCATTCAACTTCAGTATCCAAGATGTATTCGTAATGCCTCAATGTATTGGTGCGGCATTAAGCCAGCAAGAGTTAAATAGTCATGTAATCATATTTGATTTTGGTGGAATGACAATCGACATAGCCTACTTAGAAATCATCTATGGAAATCCAGTATTACAGAAGTATGATACATGGACACAAGGAGTACAAAAGTTATATTCTAAGATAATCAATATGGTAAATGAAAAGTACAATCTCACTCTAGATATTCAATATGCAGAAACAATTCTATCTAATGGCTTATATCTTCACGGAGAAAAAGTATCTACTGATTTCTTACTATCTACTTACAAACAATACCTAGAGCCAATATTAAAGGAATTCCAATTAAATTATCCTTCAGCTAATACACAAATATACTTATGTGGTGGTTCAGCTATCGTATTCTATGACTTGTTTAAACTATACTTCCCTTCAGCTAGACTCATGGTGAATAGTCAATTTGCAAATGCAATCGGTTATTATAAAGTTGGTTATCAAAGATTTGGATCACAAATAGAACCACAATTAAGAGCATGTGACAACAGGAGGTAGTTATGCCTGATAAGAAAGATAGACCACCATCAATAGAAGTATCATTTGGTCAGAAGGAATTAGAATTATACTACAGAATCAAAAGAAGATGTATGTATATTAATATAGCTGGATTTATGAAAGAAGCTGCATATGAGAAATTAGAACGAGAAGAAAACCCAAATGTATATCAGGCACAAGTAGTACAGCAACCATTATATACACATTCGGATAATGATTTACCGTTTCGTCAAGAAGGATTAGCCAACCTATTAGACTCATTTGATAATATGTAAGGAGTGATATATTGAAAAACAATGATGTGAAAGACTTACGTATGTTAATCGTCCAAAACAGTGCATATTCAATCATGTGTGGCTTTGGATTTGAATTGATTGATCCATCACTATCTCCTATGTGTAAGTTATTCAAAGTGCTTGGAGTAGCAGGAATAACCTACTATGCATGGACTTATAGCAAATTTGATAGGTTGTTTCATAACTTAGGATTAGGTAAAGGATTAGCATATCCGATTCTAAAAGGTAAGACAAAAACAGATATTAGCACCATTTACAGATTTACATTACCAGCAGGATTAAGCATTAAGGACTTTGATGACAAGAAAGAAGCTATAGAGAACTATATTGGTGCTGAAGTTGATATGAAGTACACCTATAAGGAGATAATGATTGAAGTATATAATAGTAATAAGAAGACCTTCTATGAATATGTGCCAACAAAGGTTAAAGGTGAAGTTCCTATTATTATTGGTTATGACATTAGAGAAGAACTAATCTCATGTGATTTATCATCTGGAGAACCACATATGGGTATTTATGGAGAATCTGGTAGTGGGAAAAGTACCATTATCAGAACGATAATTACTAATTTAATACTTATGTCAGATGTAACATTACACCTAGTAGACTTGAAGAATGGAGCTGAATTTAACTTGTTTCGTAATTCTAGTAAGGTAGCAAGCTTTTGTAGAAATACAAAAGAGACACATGATTTATTAATGTCTCTGAGTATAGAGGTGGACAGACGATATGATTTGTTCTACGAGAAAGATGTTAAAGACATCAAAGAATACAATAAAAAGTTTAAACTAAAGAAGATGGATTATCAAATATTAATTGTAGACGAATTTGCTGATTTAGACGCAAAATCTGATGACATGAATCTATTGAAATTATTGGCGAGGAAGTCCAGAGCCTGTGGCATTCACATTTTGCTTAGCACCCAACGTCCGTCGTCTAAGATACTTGATGGTGATATAAAAGCTAATATAACATCAATTTTAGGCTTAAAAACTATTAATAGTACTAATAGCAGCATAATCATTGATGAAGTTGGATTGGAGAAATTACGTGGTAATGGTCATGCCAAGTTTAAACGTGGTGGTAAGTTAATAGAAGTACAATGCCCATTCCTAGACACTGATCCTTGTAAAGAATTGATTAAGCACACTTATGTAAATAAACAGAAACCAAAACAAACCAAGAATGGTCAATTGACAGATGAAGACATCTTTAATGCTGTTGGATGGTAAAACACTCACATTTATACTAGAACCATAATAGAATGCTATTAGAAACCGTATTAGAGAGGTGAAATTATGCTCACCACAAGAGATCATCAAATAATAGAGTTTATCCAAGATTATAAGGTAGCTACTACTTCTACTATTGCTGAGATATTCTTTCCAAGTAAAGCAGCATGTTATAAACGGCTAGAAGTAATACACCAGAATAAGTATATTAGACGCACAAGAGATTTTGTATCACAGGAGTATATCTATCATGCTAAGAAAGATCCACCACAACAATTGAAACATAGTTTACTTGTAACAGACTTCTATCGTGAGTTACACAAGCAAGCTAATGAGGTGATTACATTTAAGATAGAACCTCAATATGGAGATATTAGACCTGATGCTATATTCGGATATGAATATAGAGGAAGTAGGTATATGGGATTCTTAGAGGTGGAAATCAGCAATAAAGGATTCAATTATGCAAAGTATGAACGATTCAACAGTAACGATAATTACAAGTCGTTTAACCTACCAGTAATGCCAACTGTATTCGTAGTCAGCAATAAGGCAAAGATACCTGATGGAAGCAAAGTAAAATATGAGTTTATCAAGACAGACTTCAGTGATTTCAAATTGTAATACTCATTTAGGTGTAGGGAAACTTACACCTAAAATTATTTTTAACATAATAGATATAAAACTATTGACTCATGAGATTTGATATGATATAATTGGAAATGTGATATATTTTACTATAGCAAATGAATTACATAGAAAAGTTTTAACGTAGCATATATATAACAGAAACTATTAAACAAATGATTATCAGAAAGGAGAAAATGAAATATGAAAACACAAACTATACAAGAAGATAGCGATATTAAATATATTTATATATTTAATAATCTTATTATTAATAATAGTATTTATCTTATATATAATAAGGCACTCCAAAACTAGGCAGTTTTTTACGAAGTTTTTCCTGTCTATCTTAACCTAGCGAGAAAAATTTCGTAATTATCTTGGAATTTGCATTTATTTACATTTGATTAAGGAGGTGATGAAAACGCTTTATATTAAGGACAAAATAACCATTAACACCAGTATAAATAACAATGGCTATGTTGCCTATCTCGCACTTTTATGCCTAATGAAGAAAAATATTAAACAGTATTACATAAACGCAAATCTTCTCTCTTATACGTTAGATGGAAATTTCCCTGTGTTAAGACCTATGTACGACAGCTTGAATGATGGAATTATCAACCTAGTAGACAATAAAATTATTAATGTTGTTCCAGAGATAGACAAAACTAAAAGGAGGTGTGAATGTGTAGCAGACGTATCTTATATTTATGAGAAAGAAGGATTTTTCACCAATGTTGATATTGCAGATATAAGATGGATACTATCCAAGGTAGATCAATTTGCTAGTGCTATATCTATCATTCGATTTTACATATACATATTAAGCACTTTACATAAAAAGAAAGACGATGAGTTAATGGGGGTAGGTTTTACATCTATTGAAGCAATGAGTGAAAAAATTGGACTAAATGAAAAAACCATATACTCGTATTTAAATAAGTTAGAATCTTATGAATTATTGTATTTACATAAACCAACATGTTCTGTTATTAAAAATGAAGGGGGAATAAGTGAGATACCTTCCACCTATGGTAGATTCAAAGATAAGAAAAAGGTAACTGAAGCCGGAGTAATTTACGAAAGTAAGTATCAGAAGAAAATTAGCCGCAGCAATAAAAATAATCTTCGTAGTTTGGCTCAGAAATACAATGTAATCTACAATTGCGCTCTTAATGGAAATAAGGTTCCATATGAAGATAATGAAATAAAAGAAATCTATTTAGGAGTTAAAGAACTAAATGAAAAATATGAAATCAATTCAAGAAACGATAGAATAAAGGATTTAAGTATATTTAAGTACTACGACTTTTATGAAGAATAAGGAGAATGTAAATATGAGAATTAATAACAAACCGATTGATCCAAATGCGGAAAACAGAAACAAAGTATTTAAAACAATCACTGAGCAACTACTGGATAATAATGTTGCAATTGGTGGTTACTTAGGAAAGAAGCTTAAAGGTATTACTATTGACTATGGTATCTTATACATAATGTTAGAAGAAAATATGCCATTGTTACAACGAAAGATTCCAACTATTGACCATCCAATAGGTAAAGTTAACTATATATTCAAGGTACTAGAAGATCAAATAAACAGACCATAACAAATATAAAACTATAATATACGCTAAAATGCGAGAAAGAGGAAAATAAAATGAAACAAAATGAATGGAATGATACATATGATACTACTACTGCTCCACCCAATACAATAGATAAATACGAGTATCTACAAGAAATTGCAAACGAATACATATATGACATTCAAAGTGGTGAACAGTGCTGCGTATATACACGAAAAATGTTGCGATTGATACTAAATAAGTTACCGTATATTTATGTTGAGTGGAATGATAAAAATGAGTGTTATTGCTGTTGGAAGTAGGTTTTGCATAGCATATATAAAACATCAACTTATGAAATGTAGGTTTTATGTGAAAGGTAGTAATTAAAATAATATAAATTTAAAGGAGAATGAAGAGATGAAGAAATATGAGTATGAAGAATTTGATTATGAGGATACAGATGATTATTTATTAAATTTGTGGGGATCATGTGAGTTTGATGAATATGACGACAGATATAAAAAATGTGAGGATTGCGAATGCTATGATGAATGTCTTGAAAATGCTCAAGATAATAAAGATGGATATGAATCATTTTGTGACATTGTGTCAGATGCCTATGGTTCAGTAGATGCTTTTTGGGAATGTAACGGAATTTAATTAAATCATAGAAAGGAAGATTATTAAATGGACAACATAATTGAAGGTGTCAATTTAAGAAAGCCTGAGTACGGAGATGGTAAGTCAATAATAGAGATATTAAACATTGGGTTTGAACCACTTTTAACAGAAAAGGAATATAAGATATATAAGAAAATTGGTATAATGAAAAAGAAAAAATACCACTATAACAAAGCAATCAGTATCATTGAAAGTATTTTAATGTATATTGACGAAGATGAAACTCGTTATAAATGGTTATATCAACATTTAGAAATGTGTCATTATAAATTACAAAAGTGTAAGAAAATTGAAGATTACGCAGAATCCATATTCCGAAACATGCTATCAAATAATACGAGAATAAAACGTCAAATATACGATAATAGAGAATTTAAAAACGAAGACCAATTTCGTAACATTGCTATTTTTGAAAGCGATTTAACAAGATGTTTTGGCTGTAAAGATCTACAACATAGTGATGATATTATTAGTGTAGTTACATATTATACTGAAATATTTGATAGTATTATACATAAAGGTTTTGATTATAATGATAAACATTTTGTATTCTTTACTGCGGGGGCAGGTCAAACACGGTGTAAAAAGAGTACGTTTGTATCAGAGGAAAAACTGAATGAAAACTTTAACAGATTGTTTTGTGGGCTTTCAAGAGAAATTATTAATAATCTTGGCGGTATGAATACAAATAAGTTTCTTGCATATACAAGTTTGTGTCAGACAAACAGCGAAATTTGGAAGGGTTTTGATATTGATAAAGCTATAGTCGTTCCAGATATAGAGTATGAAATTCTTAATCAGACTGTAAGATATATTTACACTGAAACACCTGAAGACAAAGATAAATTAATTGAATTACAAGAAAAATTAGATGGTATTTCTAAAGAGTTAAGAATCATAAAGCTCAGTAAAAACAAAGGTGTAAGACGTGGAAAACATGAAATTGATCATGAAAAAGATGTTAGGTGGCTAAAAAAAGAAACTTTAGATGAAATAGATAAAATAAGAAACAAATATCACAAACCATGTATTTGTAATATGCCTATCAAAATTCCTTTTACAGATGGTTTTGGAATCTCACTAAAAAAAATGCCATCAGCGATGATAAGACTTCCGTTTATTAAGGGGTTAATTGCCTATGTTTCAAGAAAAGCTTTTAAGGATTATTGTGAAAAACATGGAATCAAAATCAAAAAAATCATTGATATATATGGGAAAATGCACTATATCGATGATGTAGATTACATATTCACCGAGTCACAGTTTAAAATGCATAAATATTTTCAAAATATTTTAGATGATAATAATGTTGTAATTAAGACGGGTTGGGAGGTATATAAGGATAATTTCAAACAATACCAATGTGACGCTTGTAGATGCAATGTTGAAAAAAAGGTTAAATTAAACGCAAAAACCAATTACCAGATATTACAAACTTTGACAACAGAAATGACAGATGGAGAAATTAAAGAGTTATCATCATATGATATCGACAATCTTAATGGAATTGGTAATAATGTTGAATGTATGTTAAATGTACTTGGTGCAAATGAAGATAAAAATGATAAATTAACCTATTTACAAAAGTCACTACTACTCTATCCTGAGATGCTTAAAGATTACTATGTAAAATCTCTATTGAAAAATACGAAAAATAGCATGATTAACAAGTTTAGAAGTGGGAAATTCAGCATTGAAGGCGCGTATACTTTTGCAGTTCCAGATGTTTTAGCATGTTTACAGTGGTGGTTTACTGATGAGAGAAATTTAGATAATTTAGGATTTGTAAAAGAAAATGAAGTATGCTGCTCACTATTTGAAGATGATGAAGAAGTTGATTGTTTGAGATCGCCTCATCTTGATCATGCTCATTGTATAAGAAAAAACAAATATAACGAAGACAGTAAACAATGGGTAAAATCAAAAGGTGTATATATTGGAGTTAAAGATACCATGAGTAAACTTCTCATGTATGATAATGATGGAGATAAACTTCTAGTTCATAGGAACCGCACCATTATTGATTGTTCAAAGAGGTTTCAAAAGAAATACGGGATGATACCAAATTATTATGAAATGCCAAAAGCCAATCCAACAGAGTTAAATAATACAACTCTTTATGAAGGAATTGTGTTGGCATATCATCACGGTAACATAGGCACACCTAGCAATGAGATCACTAAAATATTTATGACTCTTAGCCCAGACAGTAAAAAAGAAGAAGTCGAAGAAGCAATAGAAATAGTTGCATTAAGATGTGTCGATGTTAATTTTACTATTGATTTTGCTAAGACATTATATAAACCGACAATACCTAAACATATATTAAAACGGTATAAGAATTATAGTGGTAAAAAGGTTCCACATTTTTTTATCTATGCTAAAGGAAAGACTGTAAACCAAGTAGAGTCTCTTGGGAAATGCAACATAGATCGGATTTACAATGTTGTTAAAAGTAACCGTATAGTATTTAAAGATTTACTAGGCAAATATACATATAAAACTTTGATGAGTAATCCAGATGTAGATAAGAATACTGAAAAAACGAAACAAATTATAGAGTTATACCAATCAATTAACGATTCAAACATAAGGAAGTTATCTTATATTGACTTAAATAGTCTTGAAATAGATGAAAAAAAGAAAGTGAAATTGCAATTAGAGTTTGATTCAATTAAACAAAAAGACAGATTTGTAGAGATAATTGATGAGCCTGCGGAGTACATCGCCGATGTATTAGTGAAATCATTACAAGGAGATATTAATAAAGATACGTTATGGAGGTTATTTGGAGATATGATATATGAAAATATTAAACGCAATCTTGAAGGAACTAAGATTTGTGAAAAATGTGGTGAAAGATTTGAATATAATACAAAAAGAAATAATAAACCGAAGTATTGTAAGATATGTGCTAAAGAGGTGAATAAAGAGAAAACTAGAGAAAACATGCGAAAAAATAGAATAAAAAATTTATAAATCAAACACAAGTTATTATTACAATATCTACAATGCCCCTATTTTCAATGGTTGTAACGATTTTTATTTAAAATTAATTTTTAGAGATAATGACATAAAGGGGACTGACAAAAAGTGTAATATATGAATGAAGAACGCAATTTGTGTCTCCCATATTTTTTTATTATTATAACATATATAAAACAATAAAATACTCTTTTGATGACACACTACTCTCCTATTCGGATTCTTATATTATTTTCATTCTCTTCTCCTTTCAGATAGTGGATGGCGTGGCTTGTGAATATAGGTCATGCTGTCTGCTTGAGAAAGAAATTAATAATGGATCAAACCATATTTACTCATGTGGTATGGTTAATCATAAAAAACTAAATTTACAAAAAATCCTTAAATGGACAATTTAGAATATGTACAACATTATTTATCCGCAAACATGCTATGTTGCGTAAATCATTAACAGTTCTCACTACACCTCTCATTGAAGTGTCCCATAGTGAGCCATTTGTTTGAGGTTGTCAGTCATGAATGGCAGCCTCTTTTTATAAAACTAAAAGACTTCTTCGGAGGGTCTTTTTTTATGCAGAATTAACCCTAATCTGGTAAGGGAGCAGTTTGCTAAACTGTGAGTAAGCTATATGGCTGTAGTGGTTCAAATCCACTATTCTGCGTTTGCTAACGTGTCCGAGTGGTAAAGGATGCGGTCTTGAAAATCGTTTGTCGAAAGGCTTGTGGGTTCGAATCCTACCGTTAGCGTTTCACTATTATGTGAACTTTCACTACTTCAGTGAAATCAAAATTTATAATGAAAGAAGGAGCTACTTATTTTAAAGATTGAAAAACACGAAGCAACAGCTTTAAGAAAAGGTGGGTTTGGAGAACACGTTCATCATGGACATGGAACTTACAAATGTTACTATCTTACAGAGGATCAACATGCTGTAGAATTTTTAAATGTTTATAGGAGTCTAATTAAAGTTAAGTAATACAAAATACATTATAGAAGGGCGGTTTTTATTATTGCCAAGAAAAAGTTAACTGGAGACGGTATATTCTTCGTCGGACAAAATTCTCAGGATGTTACTGGAAGCTGTATCGTAATTAAATATAACGGAAAGCAAATTTTATTAGAGATTGGATTGTTTCAATCAAATGGAATTTTAGAATCTTATAAAGTTAATACAGATAAATTTAAATTTAACCCAAAAGAAATTGATTATTGTTTTATAAATCACCAACATTTGGATCATCAGGGGCTTCTTCCACGTTTAATTAAAGAAGGGTTTAAAGGTAAAGTAATTACCTGTCATAGTGTAGCTGCTTTCCTTGAACCAATGTTGTTAAATAGTAGTTTTATTATGGATTCCGAAGCAAGAATGCTTACAAAAAAATTCAAACGTGATTACTCTCCTATTTACATTGAGGATGATGTATATCGTGCATTGGATTATGTTTATGAATTTGATAACTACGACAAGATATATAAATTAGACGATGTTGTTAGTTTTAAATGGTATAGAAATTCTCATTGCGTGGGAGCCAAACAGTTACAACTTATATTAAATGGTAACGATGGCAAAACATCTATATTATATACCAGCGATGTCGGTTCTACTAATAGCAAAAATCATTATGTAGAGAATACCGAAATATGCAAAGACTTTAACAAGATTACAATTATGGAATCTACATACGGTGAAAAATCAAGAATAAATAAAAAGACAAGAAATTTTGATATAGAGCATTTACGTGTTGCAATTAATACAGTAATGGAACGCAAGGGTAAAGTTTTACTTCCGGCATTTTCATTTTCAAGAACACAAGAATTATTAACTACAATATATGAATTATATCACGAAGATAAATCATTTACTTATGATGTTGTAGTTGACTCTAAATTAAGTTGCGATATTTGTGATTTATATAGTGAAGTACTCACAGGCGATGATTTAAAGCTTTGGAATAAGGTTTATAATTGGGAAAACGTTAAATTTATTAGTGAAAAATCAGATTCAACAGCATGTGTAAAAGATGAAAAACCAAAAATCGTAATAAGCAGTTCTGGTTTCTGTACCAACGGCAGGGTAGTTACATATCTACAAGAGTACTTAAAAGACGATAGAAATATGATTATATTTTCTGGGTATGTTGGTGGTGATAGTTCTTATTTGTCTTATAGGATTAAAAATTTTAAAGACAATAAGACATTGACTATTAATAAAAAACCAATTCCTAATCGCGCAGACTGTATTACGCTTTCAACTTTTAGTTCTCATGCGAGTCACGAAGAACTGGTTGAAATAGGATCAGAATTAAACACAGAAAAAATCATTTTGGTGCATGGAAATAATCAAGCGAAACTAGACTTACAAAAAGATATGCAAGAATCTATATCAAAGAAGGACAAAACAACTAGAGTTATTTGTTCAACTAAAGATATGGTTGTGCATTTATAGGAGGTGTCTCCATGAAACAATTAAAATACTTTATACTAGGAATAGTATTTTATGTAGCTGCAATACCGATTATAGAGTCGTTGGCTGAGTCTGCTGTTACTGCTCTTGAATTGTTAAAAGGTTACGTATCAAAGCCTGTTTTAAAACTTAATAAACAGATTCAAGAATTACAAGCTGAAATAGAACCAATAGATACACATGTAATGGGTTTTGATATTACAACTTCTGAAGATTATGATGAAGATGATTTTGAAGATAAAAAGCGCAATAAAAGAAAACGACATTAAATGTATCTTTGATTAATTTTTATTTTAATGGCATTTTAAGCAATATTTCCACAAATATCATTATACACCTATTTGGTGTTATGTCAATAAAAATTATACAACTACTCTGCTATTTTGCAGATTGAAGAGAGGATGAATTAATATATATAAATTTGAAGAAGAAATTGCCAAATACGGACTTACTATTGAACAATATGATGAGTGCCTAGATACAATTTCTAAAAGGCAATTAGGTCTTAACGATTATGATTTCAGTGAAATTAAAGACTTATATAAAGTAAATGCTCATTATGATACTATACGTAAGGCTTCACAAACAATATTTGGTGGTGCATTTGTAGCTGAATATTTAAAGTGGAAAGGAATATTAGACTCCTCTTCTACTACAAAGATTGCAAAAGCTAAAGAGTTAATCGGTGAACATTATCTTTTAAAGAAACAACTACAAAATGAAAACAAACAGATTAATAAGTTTAAAAACGAGTTTGTAAAGTCAATTTCAATCGCAGAAGAATTAGCGGCAATTCAAGAAGAAAATGGATTCGTTGTTAATGTTCCTGAATATTGTAGTGTTAAATTAAAAGAATGTGAAGATGGTGAATATGAAATGATTGTTCACATCACTGATTGGCACATTGGTTACATTATACAGAACTGCAAAGGTAATTATTTTAATTGGAAAATTGCTAATGAACGAGTAGATCAGTTAATTGATGCTTGCTACAAATACATAAAAATGTACGATATTAAAAAAGTTTATGTCATCAATACAGGTGATATGATTGAGCATATATCAATGAGAAAGAATCAATCTCAGTTTTGTGAGTTTAATCAATCTCAACAGATAAACCATGCTATTGAAATTATCTTTAGACTTTTAGTTGCTTTATGTAAATACTGTAACGTTGAATATGATAGTATTTACGGAAATCACGATAGGACTAATGGTGACTACTCTGCTAATCAGGATGGAGATAATGCAGATACCATCGTAAGAGAGCAAATTAAAAGGTACACTGAATTGGCTCAAATGGTTAGACTTAGAGTGGTTGATAGACCACACACTGATAAGGAAATCGTAAAAGAAATTAACGGGTTATTGGTTAAAGCTAAACATGGAGATAAAGGTGCAAAAGATGATAAACAAGACTTAAAGAATGACATTTCAATGGATGAAGAATTTTATAATCTAATGCTAAAAGGTCATGAGCATAATCATAGAGTCATTTCTGAGAATAGAGGTAGATATATTGTATCTGGTGGCTGTTTAAGCGGATATAACGACTACAGTACTGCTTTTGGATGTGCTACCATTGCAAGTCAGACTATTATTATCACTAAACCAAACCAGATTGAATTAATTAAAGATGTACAATTAAACTAAATATAAAACAATTGAAAGAAGGTATTTTCTTTATGAGATATAATTTTAAGGAAACAGAGCTTTTACAAATCACAGATTTTTGTTGTTCCGATTGCCTATCTTACGACATTACTGAGGCAATTACACAGCTAAGAAAGTTTGAATCAGTTGAAGTTTATGCTAAAGCTGAACTTATTGAAGAGTTAATTGGAATTTTCCACGGATTAGTTATTGATGGTAATGAAGTTAAACTTGGAATGATTGATTTCGATGGTGAAGGTTTAGATTATGGTGATGTTTATTGCCTTACTATCGATGATATATATCATTTATGGTGTGAACCAGCTTTTAGATTAAATGATGAAACTGGTGAATGGGAAACATTTAACTCTGAAGCTACTCTTGCTTACTTATTCGATGAAGATTTCAATCAGGAAATAATTGAACAATTAGAGGAAAATGAAGTGCCTATTCTTCTGTTTGGATTTGAAGAAGAATAATTTTTAATGTAGTATATATAAAACTATTACAAATTGAGGATTTGGTGTGAAAATAGAAAGAAGGTATACTTATTAAGATTCTAAAGCTGTATATAGACGAAGAATTCATCAAGAACAAGTTAGGCGATGAATATAAGAATTGTAATGTAATATTCAAAGATTCTATTGTTGGAGCAGATAATACTCTTACATTTGAGTGTATTATTACTGAAGACGAGGTCACAAACAACGACGTTAGAAGAACAAAGATAAATTAACTGTAATACCAAGGACTATATCTTTCATCGGATATGGTCTTTTTACTAGTAGGGGACAGATGTGGAGTAGCTACCCGTCTGATGTGCTAACACTCGCAGCACTCTCCTACTATTTTTAATGTTTGGCGAGTGAGAAAGCGAGTGAAATAAAATGTTAATAACTAAGGAAGTAGAATTAAAAATTGACGGTAAGGTCGTAAATTGGTATAAATCTAAAGGTTATGATTGTAAATCTGGTGACAAAATCACAGTAAAAGTTGAGGATTTAACTAATAAATCAGCGATAAAAGTTATATATGAATGTGATTGTTGTAAAGAAATTAAAGATACTAGGTATGCAACATTTACTAAATATCATAATATAAACGAAAAAACATTATGTGTAAAATGTGCAAATAAAGTCAATTTTGATAAAAGAGCTAACATATTAAATGAATATTTGGCACATGATGGTTACAAAAAATGTAATGAGTGTAAAAGAATATTGCCAGCAGATACGGATCATTTCTTTTTAAAATTTGATACAAAGGATGGATTTCTACAAAAATGTAAAGAATGCAAAGGGAAGAAATTCACAGAATATCTTACTAAAATTCCAAAAGAAGGATACAAATTTTGCATTAAATGTGATAAAGAATTACCAGCAACTAATCTATATTTTCCCAATGATAAAACATGTAAAGATGGAATTAGAAATATTTGTAGGTGTTGTGATAAAAGTTATGGTAATTATTTATCTGATAGTTATACACCAATTGAAAAATGGTCTGATTATGAAATAGATTTATTAAAATCAACATATAAAGACTATACAAATGAAGAATTGGTTAATCAATTCTTTCCTAATAGAACAAAACATTCTTTAGAATCTCGAGCAAGTATATATGGTTTCGCATTGAAAACCGAAGAAACAAAAAATCGTGCAAATAAGCAAAGGTCGATTAAATGTTCTATTAAATTAAAAGGCAAGAAAATGTCTGATTCTCAAAAGAAAAGAATCTCAGAAATTAAAAAAGAATACTACAAAACACATGAAGGTTGGATGTATGGAAAGAAATTATCTCCTCAACATTGTAAAAAGATAAGTGAAAGAAATACAAAATTAGGCAAATGGAAAGGCGAAAACAATCCAAGATACCAAAATCCGCTTTCTGGTGAGTTGAACGGTAACTGGAAAGGTGGTATTACAAATCTATATCAAGAATTAAGAAGTGATAGTAAAGAATGGCAAGAAAAATCAATGGAATTTTGTAATTATAGATGTGTTATAACTAATGGTTGGCTTGACAACGTTCATCATTTAATACCGTTTAGAGATATTGTTAATGAAACTTTTCAAATATTAGATATCGATGTAAGACGAAAGGTTTTAGATTATTCACGAGAAGAATGGTTGTCAATCAGTGAAAAACTAAAAGAATTACATAATAAGTATGGATATGGTGTAGCACTGTGTAAACCAATTCATAAATTATTTCATGATAATTACGGATACACAAATAATACATCTTATCAATTTCTTGATTTTGTTTACAGATTAGATATAGGTGAGTTTGATGATTGGTTAATAGAAAATAATTTAAGTTTAAATATTAATTATAAATTTATTGAAGAATTAGAAAGCAGTTTGTTATTACAGCAAACTGCTTAATTTTATGAATTAAAGGAGGTGGCATATTTGCCAAACGTAAAGAAAATAGACAAAGTGCCAGCTAATAAACAAAAAGGTAAAAAGCAATGTACTTGTTGTCATGAAGAAAAGAAATTGACAGACTTTTATATCAGTAAGAGTCCACTGTTTTCGATTGATGAACGTGTGCCCGTTTGCAAAAACTGTATCATAAGTTGTTCATTAAACGAAGATAACACTATTAACGAAGTTGAATTAAATAAAACTCTCAGAAAAATAGATAAACCATATTATAAAGATTTGATTGAAAGCGCAATAAATCAATTCAAAAAAGAGCATTCTTATGTAAATGAAGAAGAAGTTAAATATTATGGTAAAGAATTATTGCAACTTTATTTCAAGTTAATTGCTATGAGACAAGATATAGATAAATCATATGATGACTCCGAAAAAGATAATTTCATTCATCAAAATAATAATAGAAAACAACAAGAGAAAAAAGAAATATCTAATAAATATTTAGATGTTTCTAGTGTATCACAAGAGAATAAAGCTAGTGACGAGAAGAATGTAGTATGGTCAGAAAAAGATATCCAAAATATGAATTATGTTATATCAATGATTGGACATAATCCTTTTGAAGATGTTGGGTTGTCTGAAAGTGATAAAAAATATTGTTTTAATATTCTATCTGGATATTGTGATACAGAAGGTATTACAGATGATGGTAATAAAATGCAGGGTGTTATTGAGATAACAATAATGTATTGTCAATGTAAAAAAATAACTGAAACAATGAATATTGAATTATCAAAGAAAGACCCGGATGATGCAAAAATAGGCAAATTAACAACAGCAAAATCATCACTTCTATCTTCTATTTCAACTATTGCAAAAGACAATAACATTGCTTCTAATTATAACAAAAATTCAAAACAAGGACAGAGTTCTCTTACATCAAAAATGAAAGAGATGTCGGAAAACAATTTTGAAGCAATTAAAGTAAATTTATTTGACATAAAAACAAGTGAAGCTTTTAAGCAGATTGCTGATTTAAGTAACCAAAGTATTATGGATCAACTTACTCTTGATAATAATGATTATGTTGAAATTATTAAAGAACAAAGGGAAATAATACAGAAATTTGAGTTGGAATTAGATGTATTAAAAGAAGAAAATCGTAACTTAAAAAATAAAATAATAGATTTAGAAAATTGGAAGGGGTGATATAAATGGAAATTTATATACCCATGACTGATAAAGAATTTAGTCAAAAAAAGCTTGAAGAATATGCAAAAGTATCAAAGATTGTTCAGTGGGGGAGACAAAATCCCGTAAGATATTGTAATCAAGTATTCGGCTTACAGCTTATAGATTATCAGAGTTATTGTTTTATGAAAACTTGGATTGCTCAATACGCCCTATGGGCAGAATGCCGAGGCGCAGGAAAAGATACTTTAGCTGCTGCTTATAATATGACTAGGTTGATGCTTATACCTGATTATAGCTTATATATAAGTTCAAATACATATGCGCAATCAGTAGAATCGTTTAATAAGTTAAAAGATATAGCATTAAAAAGGATACCATCATTTAAGAGTGCTACTGATATCTTTGCAAGAGAAGTTGATAAAACAGGTAGTAATAGCGAGACTGGTTTTTTACAAGCTCCTACATGTAAATTTAGGTTGTATAATAATTCAAAATTAGAAGCTTTATCCTCAAATCTTGAGGCTATTAGAGGTAAACGAGGTGCGGTTTGGCTTAACGAAACCGCTTGGAAAACTGCAGAAGAATTAGCAGTAGTTGAAAATTTTGCAAACGTAGATTCAAGTTTCTCTACTTCTACTGAAAAAATACAGTATTATGAACCACAACAAATGCCTTTGCAAATACTATATACTTCGTCCGTAGGTGATGTTACATATCCATTCTTTGAAAAGTATAAAACATTTTATAAAAAAATGTTAGTTGGAAATAGTAATTATTTTTGTTTTGATATAGATGCTTACGATATTTTAAACCACTCTACTATTAATGGAGAACCTATTAAGCCTCACTTGACTGAAGAAAAAATTATGAAAGATATCGAAGAAGATCCAGATAATGCAGATGTTGAATTATTTAATAAGTTCAGAAAAGGTGGAGGTAAAAACTCCGTTGTAACAATGGATGAATTAATAAGGAATTCAACTATTCGTAAACCTTTGCTTTATAATGATACTGGTAAAAAGAAGTTTTTATTTTGCTACGACCCAGCTAGAAATTTCGATGGTAGTATTCTAAGTATATTTCAGATAATAAATGATAAGGAAATTGGTTATCGACTAAGATTAGAAAATGTAGTTTCAATGGTTGATACAAATACAAAGAATAAAACTCCTCTGCCAATGCCAGCACAATTAGAAATAATTAAAGAGTTAATGATTAAATATAATGGTGAACGTGCTGCCGAATGGGAAAATATTGAGTTTTATATTGATGCTGGTTCAGGCGGTGGTGGTATTTCCGCTGTTGCAGATCAGTTAATGGAAGATTGGGTTGACAAATTTGGAAAGAAACATCGTGGAATTATTGATTCTGAACATAAACAATATGAAACGGCTAGAAAAAAATACACTAATGCTATGCCGATTGTACATCTTGTAGACCCACAAGGATATAAGAAAATTATGTATGACGCAGTATCTAAGATGGTTAAATTGAACCTAATTGAATTTACCGATTATGATAACAAAGATTATATTATGATTGAAAATAAAGATGGTGGATTTGATACAGTTGAATTAACTATGGAAGAAAAACTTGCACTGACCTATATGAATATAGCCAAATTACAATTGTCATATATGTGCAGATATGATACTCCTAACGGTGGTGTTCAATATGAACTGGCAAAAGATAAAAAAGATATGCACGATGATGCCGCATATACAATTGCTGAAGCGGCATATGCATTAGCTGTTATGAGACGAGAAGATTTATTACAAAAACCAAAGCAGAACAATTTTGACCCAACTACTCTTCTACAGTTCCGTCAGCCAAATATTCGTAAATATTAACCAAAAAACATATTAAACATTATTACATAACACAACAACTACAAAACAAGAAAGGAGGTTATCATGGAACAAGACAGCAAAGAAATCCAACCAGATAAAAAAACGCTAGAACAACAAGCATTAGAAAAGTATGCCCAACTAGCATTTGCCAATCTAAAGAAAACAATGGTTCAAGATTTGGTTAAAAATCGCAAAGAAAGTGTAATATTTACAAAGTACCCAATAGAAAAAGTTGTTCAAATGCTTGAGAATCCTCAAACAAATGAAAAAGAACTTCGTACTATGAGTACTTTTTTGTATATTACAAGCAGTCATTATAGACGATTGTGCAATTACTATGCAAAGCTTCCTACTTTTAATCATATTGTTGTTCCGGCTAATCTTCCAAAAAAGATAAATGTTAAAACATATAAGGATACATATAACAAAGTTATATATCAACTTGAAAAATATAATTTAAAACATGAAATTCCTAAAATGATGCTTGCATCTATAATTGAAGGTGTTTTTTATGGTCTGACTTATGAAACGTCAGACTCTTTTTATATTAAACAGTTTGATGGTAGATATGCTGAAATATCATCTATTGAAGATGGTGTATGTGTATTTTCTATGGATTTAAACTATTTTTCAAGTAAGGAATATTTATTACCAGAGTATGGTGATGAAATCACTTTAGCTTATTGGAAGTATAAAGGCAATAAAGAACTAAAATTCAAAGGTAATTCGAATTTAAGATGGTATGAACCTAAAAATGGAATCTGTATAAAATCAGATGAGAACAATTTACTCTTTAGTGTTCCTATGTTCTGTGGACTCTTCTTGGATATTTTAAGACTTGAAGATTATAAGCTTTTAAAGAAAGCAAAAACAGAAATAGATAATTATAAAGTACTTGCTATGAAAATGGATTGTGATGATGACGGTATTCCAAAGATGGATTATGACATGGCAATTAAATACTATAATCAAGCTGCCAATAACATACCAGAAGGTATAGGATTGATTCTCTCTCCTTTTACTATTACAGATTTTTCATTTCAAAAATCATCGGTTGCCGAATCAAACGAAGTTAATCAAGCAGAAGAAGAATTATGGTCTTCTAGTGGAACAAGTGGTTTGCTATTTGGTAGTGCCAAAGCAACTAGTTCATCAAGTTTAGGATTGTCATCAAAAACAGATGAACAGATATCATTTGGTTTATTAAAACAGATTGAAAGGTATTTCAATAAGCAAATTAAACTGATGAATCTGCATTATATGTTTGAATTAAACTTTTTAGACCAGAGCATTTTTAATACAGACGAGGTTTGCAATAGGTATCATAAAGGAGCAAGTTATGGTGTTGATGGTGCAAAGTTATTATATGCTGCATCTCTAGGTATGTCTCCTAGTACAGTTCAAAATCTTGGATATCTTGAAAACAAGATCCTTAAACTTACCGTAGATAATTTCAATATGCCATTAATAAGTAGTAATACTGTTAGTGTTGATACTGAAGGTGGTAGACCTACCAATGCATCACAAGGTAAAGGGTTGTCTGAATCTGGAGAGCAAACATTGGATGATGATGAAAATGCTAATAAGTAAGGAGGTGAAACATGGATAAGTTGGATTTAAACGTACCAATTAGTTTTGAAAAATTAAACACATATCAAATCGGAGATACAAGGTTTATACCAGTTAAAATATGGATTTTACATTTAGAAGAAAATTTAAATGGATCATATTTTACCAAAGAATCGGTTGAAGAAGCTCTACCATCACTAAGCAATACTCCTATTTTAGCTTACATAGAAAAAAATAAAAATGACGAAAAAGATTTCTCTGACCATAGGATTGAACTTGAAGTTACTAAAGATGATATAAAACTATCATACAAAGGTTCTGCTATTGGTGTTATTCCAGAAAGTAATGATGCAAAATTTGAAGATAGACTATGTGATGATGGTATAACAAGAACTTTTCTTACATGTCAAGGGCTTGTTTGGACGAAATGGGATGATCCTCAAGAAATATTTGAGAGAGATTTGATCAAAGGTCAAAGCATGGAGTTGGACGAGAACTATTATGAAGGACATTTCAACGAAAACGGATATTTTGTATTTACAAAATTTAGATTTTTCGGGGCATGTGCGTTAGGCGATTCTGTCACTCCAGCTATGAAAAATTCAACGATTGAAGTTAATTTTTCAGTTGATGAAATTAAATCAAAACTTGAGCAATATCAAAATTATATCAATCAATCTTCTATTAAAGAAGTTGATATAAATAGCAACAATGAAGGAGGTAACAAGTTGAACGAAGAATTACAGAAAGTTCTTGACAAATATAATGTTTCTGTTGAGTCTTTGAATTTTTCTATTGAAGGAATGTCCGTAGAAGAACTTGAAACTAAATTAGAATCTGAATTTGCAGAGAACAATAAAAAAAGTGATGAAGTTCAGTCAACTTTTTCGGCTACATATAACCAGAAAAGAGAGGCATTGAGAAATGCTTTTGGTTCAGAAATTGTTAGAGATAATGACGGTAATCTCTTAGAAGAAACATACTATTATGTCGAGGATTTTAGCGACGAGTATGTCTATGTAGAAAAATCTCATTGGACTAAAGATAATTATGAATCAAAGTATGGTAGATATGGATATTCATATGAAGAATCCACTCTTACTGCTACGATTACTGGCGAGTTTGAAGAAATGGTTAAAGTTTGGCTAACTTTAGAAGAAAATGCAAAGTTACAAGAGGAAAGAACAAAATTCGAATTAATCAAAACTGAATATGAGGAATATAAAACTAATTATTCAACACCAAATTCAGAAGTAGAAATTCTTGTTCAGTTCAAATCAAGCAAACTATCTGAGGAAAGAGAGAACGATGAGTTGAACATATTCTCTAAATTCGAAGAAAAAATTGGTGACACCGAAGAATTTACAGAATTAAAAGCTAATGCTAAGAATTTTTCAATTAAAGAATTGGAAAAAGAGTGCCTGTGCATAGTTGGATTATATTCTGAAATTACAAAAGACACAAAAGCTAAAGAAAAAGTTAAATTTTCTGTAGATAAAACTACAGATGATGAAGCAGATGTTTATGGTGGTTTATTCAAGAAGTTTTTAAACAAATAATCTATTTAAATCAAGGAGGAATTAAATTATGGCAAAATGTATCGTTAGGCTCGACAATGTAGCCTTTACAAAAAATCCTGCTCTTATTAAGAGTGGTAAGTATTATGTTAGTACAACCGCAACTGCAATCCAGAATGGTCAGATGGTAGCTGTTGGTGATTTAGTAACTGGTGAAAGAGAAATTCATAAATTAGCAGCTCCGGCAGCTACTACTACATATTACGGATTAGTTTGTACTCCAGAAGTTATGTATGATGAAAAGAAGCAATTAGACGAATTCGAAAATGCAGCAGACGCTGTAGTTAGAGTTGGTGTGCTGCAAAAGGGCGATATCTTCTCAGCTACCGCAGAAGCATTTGACACTACTCCTACCGTTGGTAAGATTGTAGAATTAGCGGCAGCTACAACTATGAAGGTTGTTACTACTTTAACTGTTGGATCAACTCAGGTTGGTAAAGTTATTGCTATTGATACCGTTGGCACAAAGACACTGTATGTAGTTGAAGTACAGTAAGTATAAAACTATAATGAAAGCGAGGTATATTTAATGAATGATGTTGTAAAATTAGCTATTGATAGCTATAAAGGTAAAGTTAGTGGAAATTATTCTACTACAGATTCTATGGAAGTTTTAAGACAGGCTTTGATTGAAGCTAACAATGGTAAAGCTTCTTTGGATTATAGAGCAATTAGAGATGGCGAGTGCAAAAAGTTATTCGCAATTATGGAGGAAATCGTAACAAAAACAGTAATCGAAGGTCTTCCTACTTCTTCTCCTATCTTCAATTTTGTTGATTTTAGAAATAAGGCACTTGGAGATCAGGATTCTTTCGTTGTTGGCGACAGTTCCTTATTTACAGTTGCTGATACTGCTGAAGGTACTCAGGGAGTTAGAAGACAGCGTATCGTTGGTGGTGAAACTGTATATGTAACACCTCAGTTAAAAACTATCAAGATTTACGAAGAGCTTAACAGAGTATTAGCTGGTAGAATTAATATCAACGATTTAATTGATAGAGTTGCAAGATCATTCTTGCTTAAAACTAATCAGGATATCTATACAGCATTTGCAGGTACATATAGTAAGTTAGTAGCTCCTTATCAAGTAAGTGGTACATTTACCGAATCTAAACTTACTGAACTTATTGATCATGTTGAAGCAGCAACTGGTATGCAAGCTTATATTTTAGGTTCCAAGCAAGCAGTTAAGAAAATCACTGGTATTACTGGTGCTTCTGCTGATTCTGCATTAGAAGATTTATATAATGTTGGTTATTTTGGTAAGGTTGGAACAAACTCTGTTATTGCTATGCAAAATGGACATAAAGCTGGTACTACTAACTTTATTTTAAATGACACCGATCTTCATGTAGTTGCTGGTAATGATAAGTTTATTAAGATGGTTACTGAAGGTGACACCTTAATTATTCCTGGCAATCCTATGGATAATGCAGATTTATCTCAGGAATTCTTAATGGCTCAGAGATACAATACTGGTATTGTTATGAGCGAAGTATTTGGTACTTATAGAATTGGTTAATATATAATATATTAAACTTTAGGTGGATGGTTAAACACTGTCCACCTATTGCTGAATAAAAGGAGGATACAAAATGGCTGGATTAACAAAGGAACAACGTGAAGCAAAACAAGCTGAACTTGAAGCTCAGTTAAAAGCTGAATTAGAAGAAAAGATTCGTAAAGAATTTGAGCAAAAATACACAACCAAAGATTCTGATAATGAAATCAAAAAATCAAATGTAAATACATCAAACAAAACCAAGAAGAAAATCCCACTGGATACACTAATACCTTGTAGAAGTGGTGTTCAAGGTATTTTAGTTTATGCATCAAGAAAGATAAATGGATATCAGGTTGAATGGGATGAGTACGGTTCAGTTGAGTATATTGAATTATCTGAATTATTGTCTATGAGAAATACAAACAAGAGTTTCTATATTAACAATTGGATTTTCTTTGAAGATACAGACGAATATTCTGCAACAGATGTATACAACTTCCTCGAAGTATCTAAATATTATGAGAATGCTATAATTGGTGAAGATTTAGATGAAGTATTTACAAAAACTCCAGACGAAATAAAAGCATTGGTTTCAAAATTATCAAAGGGCGTAAAAGACACTATTGCAGCTAAAGCTAAAAAATTAATTGATAGTAAAGAGTTGGACTCTTCAAATAGAATTGAAGCATTAGAAAAGGCTCTTGATGTTGAATTAAAGCCTTCATACTAGGGGGTTGTAAATGACAAACTATAAAGTTGTATACGATGATTTTAAAGATAAAATTACTGATCCAGACCTACTATTATACCTCCAATCAGTACAAGATGAGATTTTACTAAGTACTATGAATAAGGCGTGTACAAGATTTAAAAGAATATGCAAAATTAATTTAGCTGACAGAGATGATGTTTTATTACAATTCAATCAAACACTTGATGATGATGTTATTGATATTCTTAGCGAGACAATGATTGAGATATGGTTACAGCCGTATGTAAATAATGCTGAAAATCTAAGAAATAGGCTAAACACAAAAGACTTTGAAAAAATATCTCCAGCTAATTTATTAAATGCAATCCAAAGTAGATATAAAGATGCTCATAAAGCAGCTAAATCAAGAATGAATGAATACTCTTTTATTCATGGTGATATGGATGTGATGAAAACATGATTGAAGTGAAATATGGTTTACTGCCAAATGAAAATTTTTATAAATACTTTGAGTTTCTTATAAATAAAACATATAAGATTTTACCACTCAAAGAAGAAAAATCATCTACATTAATTTCATATCTTGAAAGCTATCAAAGAGAGCTAATTGGAAACAAAGAATTACTGTTTGTGTTAGTTGATGAGCCTCAGTTTATAACAGTATTAAATACTATTCAGTTTTTAATATCTGAAAACTATACGGATGATGTATGCAAGAAAGAAGTTTTTAAATGTATAAAAATATTAAAAGACATTAACTTCAAATACTTCAAAGAAGGGAAGTGATTTTTTGGATAGATATTCCGCAAGAATTAATCTAATGGGTGCAACACAGAGAGAACGTGAACTAAACAGATTAAAGCAATCTATCTTAAAAGATTCACAATCTTCTCTATCGTATAAAACAGTTAATGTTAATGATGTTGATACTCATTTAATGATAGATTCTGCTACTAATCCTAACATCAAAGAAATTAAATCATTACCAAATGAAACTTTTACTGTTGGAGATTATATTGTGTGGAATAACTCTACTTGGTTAGTTACAAAAGCTGATATTGATAGCGAAGTTTATGTAGATGGACAAATGGAGTTAACCAACCACATCCTAAAATTCCAATCACCAGACGGTACTATACTCTCCTATCCATGTATTACATCGACTAATAATACACTTGGTGTTGATGAGAATAATACTTTGACGACACCAAATGGAACGATACACATAAAATTGCCTTTTGATGAGAATACAAATACTCTTCGAGAAGACAGACGGTTATACATTGACAGAGACATGGTTAACCCTAGAAGCTATAAAATAACTAAGGTAAATAATGTTGAATATGCTTATGGTGATAAAGGGTTAATTGAATTAACGCTAGAACAGTGTGCATCTGGAGAAAATGACGATAGACCTGATTTGGGAATATGTGATTACAGAGATCCTAGTACTACTCCTACTCCACCTGAAGGAACTTCATATGCAACTATAACATGTAGCAACCCAAATAACGAGATAACGATTGGTAGTAGTGTTTATCGGTCTTTAACACCATCATTTTATAATGCTGACGGTAGTGTTGCTACAGGAGTGACTGCTGTTTGGAACTTGGAATTACCAACAGGATATACTAATGCCTTTACAATAGTCTACGATGGTAATTTAGCTAAAATTAAAGTTGCTGAAAATTATGATTTACTGGGCGTGTTAATTAAAGCAAATGTAAGTAACGGTAACAATTTATACAAAGGTAGTATACAACTATTATTAATTATATAGGAGGTGGAGTATTTGGTTGTATCTGATGTTGTTAAATATAAAAATAAAATTATGAATAAATTATGCTCCATTCCAGATATAGTTACTTTAATAAATAATCCAGAAATTACACAAAACAACCCAGATCAAATGAAAAATGTAAATATATTTCCTTACATGAAAATACCAAATATAACATTATCTGTTAAGAATTATATATGTTTTGCTTTTGACGCGCGAAGCTCTAATTATAATGATTTATATAAAAACGTCAATATTACTATATCAGCTATTTGTCATGAATCAGATATTAAAACAGCATGGGGAAATAGATATGATGTGCTAGGTGGTGTTATATTAGAAAGTTTTAATTGGAGTAATTTTTTAGGTCTTGAATTAGAATTGTATTCTGACACTGAAAGTATTTTAGAAAAAGAATATCATATGAGGACATTACAATTTAAAAATCTTACACTCAATAGTTTAAAGAATGGGGTGAAGGTGAATGGCAATCGATGATTTGCAATTGTATTTCGGGAATGACTACATAATAAATAATAAAATAGTTATAAAACAACCTACTATTGGCGATATTGTTGAATTTGGAGAAGAACGTTATTTTTCAATGGCTCAAACTTTGGTTGCTATTCCGTCTGATATGAAATCTGTACTTTGGGATATGGACATAGATTATGAAGAAATAAGTGATTTTGAGTTATTTATTATGTTGTCAAAGACTTTAACTAAAGAATGCACCTATTTATTACTTGGGAATATCGATTTGTCTATGTTTGATGTATATCGTAGAAAAGATAATGACGAAACCGTAATGTATGATGAAACTAACGATATTATCATTGATAGACATATATATACGTTAATGGCAGAATATATAAGAAAAATGCACGGATTTAGAAAGAAAATAGAACGTGCTGCAAATCAGTATACAAAAAAAATACTCATCGATGAAGATAGAGATAAAAGAGCTTTAAGTAAAAATAAAGAATTTATATCTATATTAAAACCGCTTATTTCGTCAATGGTGAATAGTGCTGGTTTTAAGTATAAACTAAGAGAATTAAAAGAGGTTGGTTTATGTGAATTTATGGACAGCGTTAAACGAATTCAAGAGATTAAACACGTAGAAGTATTAAAATTAGGCATTTATTGTGGAAATGTAGACCAAACCAAAATAACTAAATCAGAATTAAATTGGATGAAAGAGCTTGATTGAACAGGTTCTTTTTTATACCAAAAATTATTTAAAGGAGGAAATAAACATGGCTTTTGACGTATCGAATTTTATTATCGATAGAATTTTACGTGGTATTATGACATCTACAGCAGATGGTTCAGTTATGTATTCAATCAATCAGATTGAGAACCCTAGCTTACAGTGTTCTGCTGACGAGAAGACGGCTGTTGATGCCTTAGGAACTACTATCCAGACTTACCACTTGGCAAAAAATGCAACATTATCAGCAGAGAACTCAATGTTTGACTTAAATTTATTTGCTACACAACAGGGAGCAACAAAGAAGGTTGCTAGTGCATCTAGTAAGGTTGTATCTCCTATATTTGAAAACATTGATGTAACCGGAACTACAGTTGTATTAAAGAAAACACCTACTGTACCAATTACAGCTATTTATGAATTAAAAGGTGATAGTACAATGGGTAAGAAATATGTTGTTAATGCTACTGCTACTACTGATAAGTTTGCTTACGATGTTGCAAGCAAGACCATTACTTTACCAACAAGCGTTACAGTTGGATCTCAGATTTTCGTTATGTACGAGTATGAAACCGAAAATGCAGTAGAGGTAGTTGCTTCTGCAACAGAATTTCCTAAAGCAGGTAAATTTATTATGGAAGTTCTCGGTAACGACGTATGTGATCCTACAACTTTAATCTATGCATATATCATTTTTCCTAACGCAAAACTTGATCCTAATACCGAAATATCCTTCTCAACAGAATCTAAACATCCTTTTAGTATGAAGGCACAACAGGCATATTGCGATAAGAAAAAGACTCTATTTAAGATTGTTATTCCACAGATGGATTAATATTACATATGGGTGGGTTTAATACTCACCCATTATTATAATCTAAGGAGGGATTATGGCAAAACTAAATAGAACTTGTTTTACATGCGGCAAAAAGCATAGTTACTGCCCTAGTTGTTATGAAGACAGAGAACTAGAAACATGGCATATTATGTTTGATAAAGAAAATTGCAAGACTATTTTTGATATTGTCAACAGGAGTTTTTACCAACACATTTCAATAGATGAAGCAAACTCATTATTAGAGAAATGTGATTTGAGTGAACTTGATACTTTCAATGACGATATCAAAAAAGATATTGAAAATATATTAAAACAAAAAAATACACAACCAGCAGAAGAACCTGTGGTTAATATGGAAAATAAAGTTTCATATAAAAATAAAAAATAGTGGATAGCATACAATTATTAATAGGTATACTACACTATTTTTTATATTGGTGTAGTATACCTATTTTTTTACGATTAAGGAGGTAATCATTATCAAAATTCAGTCTAGAATTACTGGAGAACCATATGAAGGTGACGATATGGTTTTTCTTATGTTAACAAATCAAGCCGGATTATATATGAAAAATGGTGCAAGGCTTATTGATTGTTTTTGGCACGAGAAAAGAAAGTGTTTATGTTTTGTATTTAATCGGAAAGAAACGTCTGAGTTATATGAGTTATGGGATAAACATCAGTTGGCATAAATCCATCATTTTATTAAATTAGGAAGGGTGATTACAATACCAGATTATAAATTTCATTGTAATTATTGCAATGTAGATGAAACGATAACAAAGAAAATGAGTGAATATAAACCAGATGAACCATGTTTGGTTTGTGGTAAATCGATGGTTAGAAAAGTAGATGATATTCTACCTCAAAACTATATAGTAAATACTACAGGTTTTTATGGGAAGAAATCTAATTAAAGAGGTGAATTAAACGAAAATATTAAATTTAGATCAATCAACAAAAATAACAGGTTATTCTATATTTACAGATAATAATCTGGATACATATGGGTTACTCAAATCTAATAAAGATGAAACTAATCCAATAGAGCGAATGAAAGAAATGAATGATAAGATAATCGCACTAATAAAAGATGTCAATCCAGATTACATAGTATTCGAGCAAGTTCAATTTCAAAATAATCATGGGACTTTTCAACAATTGAGTCAGTTACAAGGAATTATCATGGCTTATTTATTTAACATCAATATTGGATTTACAATAATAGAGCCGACTGCATGGAAGTCGTGTTGCAAAATTAAAGGCAGGAAACGAGTTGAACAAAAAGAAAATACTAAGATATTTGTAAAAGAAAAATATAAAGCTGAAGTTTCTGAAGATGAAGCTGACGCTATCGGAATTGGATATTGGGCAATACATAATTTAAAGTCCACAAATAAGTAGGGCTTATTTTTATGTTTAAAATTAAATAATCGGAGGAATTTAATATATGAATATAATCAAAAAGGAATTAACCTTTAATGAAATGCTAACATTTGTAAATAGTGTTGTTGATACTTGTTTTACTGTTGATGAAAATGGTAATGATATTGACTACTCTCCTACTTGCAAGATACCTACTTTAAATGCAACATTTTGCGAATACTACACAGATATTGAATTTCTTCCTACGAGTGATGAGGAAGGTAACGTAATTGAGGATAATTTTAACAAAAACTTTTCTTTATATATGAGCGTTAATATCGATTATGCTGTATTAGATAGTGGAGTTAATAAAGTACAGTGGGATGCAATTAAATTGGCTATTGATGAGCAAATTGAATTCCGTAAACAGAAGATGTTGCAGAAGGATAATGAAGTGTCAAAACTTGTGACAGATTTACTTAAAGAACAGCTTGAAAATGCCAGACTTCAAAAGAAAGCAATTAATGATATGGTTAAAATGAATAGTCAGTATCAGAAGAAGGATATTGATAAAATTGTAAAGGTTATTGAC